AATGTAACAGATCTTAACGCAGTTAATGCCAGTATTGAAAATCTTAATACAACTAAGGCAAATGTAACAGATCTTAACGCAGTTAATGCCAGTATTGAAAATCTTAATACAACTAAGGCAAATGTAACAGATCTTAACGCAGTTAATGCCAGTATTGAAAATCTTAATACAACTAAGGCAAATGTAACAGATCTTAACGCAGTTAATTCCAGTATTGAAAATCTTAATACAACTAAGGCAAACATTGAAGATCTTAAAGCTACATATGCTAATATTGATTTTAGTAACGTCGGAGTAGCCAATATCAAGGAATTTTATGCTAAGTATGGTGTCGTCAAAGATATTACTATCAAAGATGAAAAAATTACTGGCAAATTAGTAGGCGTTACAATCGTTGGCGATCTTATCGAAGGTGGAACGGTTAAAGCTGAAAAACTTGTTGTCCGTGGTAAAGACGGGCTTTTTTATAAGCTTAACACGGATGGCGTCTCGATCACAGCCGAGCAAACTAATGAAAATAGTCTGCATGGAAGCATCATAACCGCCAAATCCATCGTGGCGAGTCAGATCAGCGTAAGTGATCTTGTAGCATTTGGTGCTACGATCGGCGGATTTCACATTTCGGATAGTTCCATATATTCTGGTGTTAAAAATTCTGTGGACAGTCCAGTAAGCGGTATCTATCTTGATAGCGAAGGCCAGCTTGTTGTTGGTGACGGAACTAATTACCTTAAGTTTTACAAAGATGAAAATGGTGCTTACATTCTCGATATTTCATCTGTGGCAAGTCTTCAAACAGACATGGACAACGTCCATAACGACATAGATAACGTCCATTCAGAGATCACTAATCAAAGAACCAATATATCAAACGACTCGAAACAAATTGTCGCTTCTGCTCTTGAAGAGTATACAAAGATCGAGGACTTCACAGAATATACAAAGAGCACAGAATCGAAGCTTACGATTATGAGCGACCAGATTGACATGAACTTTGCCACAGTCGATAAGTCCATTGATGATGCTAATAGCAACACAAATGATCGTTTCAATAAACTTGAAAAGTATATTCGTTTTGATGAGAACGGAATAACAATTGGAGAATCCGGCAACAAGTTAAAACTGGTTCTTGATAATGATAATATTACATTCACAAAAAATGACCAACCAATCGGTTGGTGGGATGGCGAAAATTTCCATACTGGCAATATTGTCGTTGAAGTCAACGAACGAGCGCAATTTGGCAATTTTGCATACGTCCCACGTTCCGACGGTTCTATAATGTTCTTAAAGGTTAGCGGTAAAGAAAGTTAATAGGAGGCGAGAAAATGGGCGTATCGCAAAGTTTATGGCTTTCCGAGACCGGATATGATATAGCTAGCAACACCTCTACGGTTCGAATTGTTTGGTCATCTACGCAGAGCGGCGGAAGCTATAACAGCTATGAAAGAACAGCTAAGTATTGGGTGTCTATTAACGGAGGAAACGAAACTGAGTACAGTGTGTCATACACATTGCCTCAGTCGACAACTATTAGTATTGTAGACACAACAATCACAGTTAATCACGAAACCGATGGCACAGGTACAGTCTCAGTACGTACTTGGATGGATACTCATATTAGCGCAGGCGTTGTTACTAAATCTGAATCATTGACATTGACAACAATTCCACGAGCAAGTGATTTGAACGTATCAAACGGAACCCTAGGCGTAGAGCAAAGAATCACAGCCAATAAAAAAAATGGTGGATTTACTCATACTCTTTCGTGGAAATCTGGTGGCTATTCTGGAATCATTGATGGGGCCAAAGTGCTTAAATCAGTATGGGAGTTTACCCCCAGCCTGGATCTAGCAAATGGCTCACCGAATTGGACAAGTGTATATTGCGAATTTACACTATCTACTTATAAGGGAAATTCTTTAGTCGGGTCAGTCTCGAAAACAGTTACGATGGCGATTCCAGATAGTGTCGTTCCAACTTGTAGTGTGGCCTTATCTGATAAAAAAGGATATTTTTCAAAATTTGGCGGCTATGTCCAGGGGCAGTCAATACTTCACGGTGTCATCACGGCTAATGGTGCATATGGTTCAACGATTTCCTCATATTCAACATCTGTAAATTCATCGATATATTCTGGAAAAACTTTTGACACTGATGCATTACTTTACCCCGGAAATAATACTGTTCGTACCCAAGTAAGAGACAGTCGTGGTAGAATTACGTCAGTAGAAAACACCATTCATGTTTTATCATATTCAGCACCTAAAATCACAAAACTCAGTGTCATCAGATGCAACGATGATGGAACAGAAAACGATCAAGGATCTCATGTAAAAGTTACTTATAGCTATTCAATAACATATTTAAATAGCAATAGTTCTAAGGGTGCCGTGTTAAAGTATAAAAAATCTTCAGAGTCAGAGACAGCATGGCAGTCCATAACTCTTGATGCCAAATATATGGCAACCGATGAGACAAGAATTATTGATGCTGACAGCGGGTCTTCATATGATATTGCCCTATTCATATCGGATGATTTTTATAAGGACACCAATGCTGTAAAATCACAGACCAGTGTTTCAACTGGTTATTGTATTTATCATGTTCCGGCATCAGGAAAAGGAATAACTTTTGGCGGTATTGCCGAGGGCGATGGATTTAATGTCAAAATGCCAGCCACCTTCTCAGGATCAATTAAAGCAAACGGAAATTATAACGGTAGATACGTAACTGGGACATGGCTGCAAACGACAGCAGCAACCGATATTGGCACAAAACCAGAGAAAATCGCAGTCCTTGACAAATCTGGGTGGATTTATTCAAGAGCATTAAGTTCTCTTATTTTGGAAGCAGTGTACCCAGTCGGTAGCATCTACATGAGCGTTAATAGCACATCACCTGCAACACTATTCGGAGGCACATGGAAAGCAATTCAAGGAAAGTTCTTGCTTGGCGCCGATGGCGGCGCATATAAAGCTGGCAACACCGGTGGTGAGGCGGCACACACGCTTACCGAAAGCGAGATGCCTAGCCACAGACATAGCATTTGGTTCCCAAACGATGGCGGCGAGCAGAGCGCGGAAATCGGATACCCGGATACTGGAAGCAAGAATACATATTATGCAGAGGCAAGCAAAACGAGCGGCACTGGTGGCGGAGCCGCACACAACAATATGCCTCCGTACCTCGCGGTATATATTTGGAAACGTACGGCTTAAAAACATATTTTAGAAAGGAAAGATATTTATGAACATCAACTGGAAAGTGCGTATTAAGAATAAAACTTTTTGGCTGGCTCTTATTCCGGCCCTGCTCCTGCTTGTGCAGGTGGTTGCCTCCCCGTTTGGCTACAATTGGGACTTTGCCGGCCTCGGTGCACAGCTTACGGCGATTATTAACGCCGTTTTTGCGGTGCTTGCCATTCTTGGCGTTGTCAACGACCCGACCACGTCTGGCATGACTGACAGTAAGCAGGCTATGACTTACGAAGCGCCTAAGAAAGATAAGTAAACTATATTTAAGAGGGTTCGCGATTAAAGCAAGCCCTCTTCTTTTTTCTATTTTTCGCGTAAAAAACATAGTATATTATGAAAAGAAACCACTTGAAAAATTTACATAAGAAGGAGAATTATTATGTGCATTACTACTGATGGTCTGGTAGTTACGTACGAAGAGTTTCTTGATCTTGTAATTAACGGCAAGTAAATTCTTTAAAGGAGGAGTCCCAACAAGGGCTCTTTCTTTCTTTTTACGCGAATAAAACAACCACTTTTATGCAAAACTATTAAAGGAGGATTTTATTATGACTTGGCAACAGATTGAGACTAGTCGCGAAATCAGACTCTGGGTTGGACAGATTATTGTCCCCACAATCACACTTGCGGGGATGGCTATGTCTATTCCGGAAGTTCGAGAAGCGGTTAGCTCTAAGGCGAGGAAAATGAAAGAGACTATTAATAGCAAGCTTCATAAAGGTTGAGCCGCATAGGCTCTTCCTTTTATTTTTTGAAAGGAGATTTATTATGTATTGGTGGATTGCTGTTTCTTTTGCAATTGGTGTACTTATCTCGGTTTTATTTAATGAACTTATATCCGGATATGGGATTCTAAAAATTGATCACTCCGATCCAGAAAAAGATCTATATAGAATTGTGATTACAACTGATCTTGACAAATTACCGAGAAAAAAGCGAGTAGTTTTGAAAATTGAAGATAATGCAGATCTTTCGTGATATTTACAGGTTCTATTATGGAACATATTTGTTCACATCATTAAGGAGGAATTTATAATGAAAATCGAAACCATGTTGCATGATGGAATTGAGGACGGGTTCAACGAACTTAAAAAGATTCAGGTTGGTACCGAGGAGTATAAATCCACTGTAGATGGACTGACAAAGCTTTTGGACAGAGCTATCGAGATCGATAAGATCAATTCTGAAATTCAGAACAATACTAAAAATCGCCAGAGCGAGACTAATATTGAACTGGAGAAAATTGAAAATGATCGTAAAGATCGAATTATTAAGAACTGTCTTACGGCTGCCAGTATCGTCTGCACGGCGGGTATTACTGTCTGGGGATCTCTTAAGTCTTGGAAATTCGAGGAAACCGGAGTTGTCACATCTGGACCGGGACGAGAATTCATGAGAAGAATCTTTCATTCGATGAAGTAAACGTATATGGTCAATTATAGGAGATTATTTAAACATAGTCTCCTATTTTTTTCGCGACAATAACACTCTGTATTATGGAACCAAATTAGTGTATTAAAAGGAGGCTAATATTATGATGGTACTTGGTTTTATTGTCGTAATTTTGGGTTGTATTATGATCGCAAAAGGTTCATCTAATAGAGACTCTTAAATGAGTCTCTTCTTTTTCGCGTTAGAAACAATGTGTATTATGACACATATTAAAAATGGAGGTAAATAATATGATGACATTTACACTGCTGGTTGCTGTCGCAATTTTGGTTGCTGTGGCCGCGGTGCTTACAATTCTTATTGGAGGCACATCGGTCATTGTGGTCTATGGCGACATCATTCTGTGCGCGGTATTTATCGTCCTTATTATTAAAGCTTGCTTTTTTAATAAGAAGAAATGAAAGGTTGAGCCTTAACGGGCTCTTCCTTTTTTTTATTTGCGCGAAAATTACATGCTCTTTAGTGGAAGAATAAACAAATTTGAAAGGAGCAATTTGTTATGAAATGGACTATGAAACCTATCACTTGGGGTGCTTACGCCAAACTGTGCGCAGTATCTACCGCAATTAGTGTGGTTGGGTGCGCAATCTACTGGCTCGTTGAGTACTATGACAAGGTGGAAGACTTTTTCAAGAAGCTATTTTGTAAGAAGAGCTAATTCCATTTGTGAATTCAGCAAGACGGGAGTCTAAGGAAACTTAGGCTCTCTTCTTTTTTATAAGGAGGTTTCTATGCTATTTTATGACTATTACGCCAAAACATATTTTGAGTCTTCCCTTGTTAATGTCCAGCAGGAAGCTCGTAAACGTCATCAGAAAGTGAGCCAAGAAAAAGCGATTATGGACGACGGACTCGAATGCTGGATTATATTTTTAGAGCCGAATTCGTGAAAATTACAGGCCCTATTGTGAAGAAAGGAGATGCTTCGAATGAAATTTAATTTCGACATTAACAAAATGATTACTATCGGAGGCATTGGGCTGAGTGCAGTTGGTGCGCTTTTGTCCAGTATTGCCAATGACAAGAAGATGGAGAGTGCAGTTGAAAAGAAAGTAGAAGAAGCATTGAACGCGAGAAAAGAAGAGGAGACTTAATAGTCTCTTCTTTTTTTATTTTTGAAAGGAGTACAAAAGATGAACAAAGAAGCTATTGTAAACACTGTTATTGGTATTAAGAATGCGGTCGCTAAGCATAGCCCTGAGATCCTCACTGGCATCGGTATTGCAGGCATGGTGTCTACAGTCGTGCTTGCCGTGCGTGCGACCCCCAAAGCAGAGAAACTTATTCTGGATCGAGAGATTGAGCTTTCTAACGAAGCCAACCAGGATGTTGAGCTCAACAACAAAGACCGGTTCAAGATCGCGTGGAAGTGCTATATTCCTGCAGCGATCACTGGTGCAGCATCTATTGCGTGCATCGTATCGGCAAGTTCAGTGAATTTTAAGCGTAACACTGCACTTGCTGCGGCTTATAACATCTCTGCAACCGCACTCGCCGAGTATAAGGACAAGGTTGTCGAAACGATTGGCGAAAAGAAAGAGCATCTTATTAAAGATAAGATTGCCGAGGACCGAATTGAGAAGAATCCGGTGTCTAAAAATGAGGTTATTATCACTGGTAGAGGTGCCACGACCTGCTATGATTCGATTTCCGGCAGATATTTCAAGTCTGATATGGACAGATTGAAAAAGGCGGAAAACGAACTTAATAGGCAGATGCTCAGCGACATGTATATTTCTCTCAATGAATTCTATGATGAGATTGGTCTCGACCATATTTCCATTGGCGATGATCTTGGATGGAATATTGAGCGTGGCATGATTGATCTTTCGTTCAGCTCGCTTGTTGCAGACGATGGAACGCCGTGCTTGGTTGTTGATTATCAGGTAAGTCCGAAATTTGGGTATTCGGATCTTACGTAATTCGCGAAAAATACATGCAGTATTATGAGAACCATAAACATTTGAAAGGAGATCTTTATAATGGAAGAAATCAAGAATGTTAAGGCTGAGGAAAATACGACTGAGGTTATTGACGAAGTCAAGGAATCGAAGGGCAAGAAGTTTATTTCCAAGGTTAAGGCTGGTATCAAGAAGAACGGCAAGAAAGTCGCATGTGGTGCGGCAATCGTTGCTGGTGTTCTGGTCGGCTACACCATTGGGACTAAGCGTACCTGTTTGGACGTTGTTGACGACATCGATCCTGAGGACGACTACGATCTGCCTGAACTCATTGAGAATTCTTCTACGGAAGAAGAGACCGAGGAATGATCGGGTTCAAAAGAGGAAGTACCTAACAAGGTATTTCCTTTTTGTTTTGCAAAGGAGGATTTGCTATGAACACATATTACTATTCTGGACCCGTGATGGAATTTGATAGATGCATCGCAGATAAATGGGAAGGATCTACAAGAGCTGTATCCGAGAAAAAAGCAAGAGCAAACCTCACATATCAGTATAAAGTGTCTAATGGTAAAGCGCCTAGGAGCAAAATTACGCTTCCTGGTAAACTCATTGTAAAAGATTGAAAGGAGTAAATTATGGATAGCTGCCCATCTAATTCCTACAAAGCTAGAGAGGAAAGCGCGCTTGCTTCGCAGAAAAAGAAGCAGATCACTAAGGTTACTAAGGGATTAGTCAAAACAAAAAAGAAAAATGAGATGTCTAAACTTGGTGGCATGTTTATTTCGGAAGACGCATCGAAAGTGAAGTCTTATATTTTGATGGATGTGCTTGTGCCGACCATCAAGAAGGCCATTTCTGATATTGTCAAGAATGGTGTTGACATGATCTTGTATGGCGAAGTAGGCCAGAGTAATAAACGCACATACGCATCTACAGTTTCTTATAGGGACTACTACGATAATGGAAGCCGAAGCGTACGTCAATTTGATGATCTATCGAGAGCGCGCGCTCGAGCAGGTTATAGCTTCGACGATGTTATTCTCGAGACCAGAGGTGAAGCAGAAGAAGTTCTTTCGAGTATGGATGAACTTATTGAGACGTATGGATCTGTGAGTGTTGCTGACATGTATGACCTCGTTGGCATTTCCTGCGAATACACGGATAATAAATACGGATGGAAGAATATTAGAACTGCCGAGCCAGTACGAGTAAGAGATGGCTACATGCTCAAGCTTCCGAGAGCATTGCCGCTTAACTAATTTATATTTTAAGGAGGATAAAATAAAGATGAATAAAGCAGATACTATTGCAAAATTCAGCAGAGCGATTCATAATGTCGGTTTTCAGCTGAAAAAGTACAGCCCCGAAATCATGGCTGTCGCCGGTGTTGTCGGCATGGTTACTAGCGCTGTTATGGCATGCAAGGCCACGACTAAAGCTAGCGAGATTATTGATGAGACTAAGACGTCTGTCAGTATGATTCATGATCTGGTTGCAGACCAGGCGGTCCCCGAGAGTGAATATTCTGAAGAAGACAGTAAGCGAGATCTCGTAATTGTATATTCTAAGGCAGCTATGAAGTTTGCCAAGCTCTATGGCCCGTCTCTGATTATCGCGGGTCTGTCCGCTGGCAGCATTCTTAGCTCCACGACCATTCTTCGTAAGAGAAATATTGCTATTGGTACGGCGTATACCGCACTTGACAGAAGCTTTAGAACTTATCGCGATCGAGTTATCGAGAAGTTCGGCGAAGATTTTGATAAGGAGCTCAAGTACGGAACGACTACCAAAGTTATTGAGGAGACCACTGTTGATGAGAATGGCAATGAGAAGACCGAAACTAAGACGGTAAAGATTGCCGATCCTAATAACTACAGCATTTATGCACGTTTTTATGATGACGGATGCGCCGGTTGGACCAAGAATCCCGAGTATAATCTCATCTTTCTGAAGCAGCAGCAGAATTGGGCTAACGAAAAGCTTAAAGCAAACGGTCGCCTGTTCTTGAATGAAGTGTATGAGATGCTCGGCATTCCTAAGACCGTTATTGGCCAGCGTGTTGGCTGGGTATATGATGAGAATAATCCGGTTGGCGATAACTTTGTCGATTTTGGCATCTATGATCTGTATAATGAGAAGGCACGTGACTTTGTTAATGGCTATGAACGAACGATCCTCTTGGATTTCAACGTGGACGGAGATATTCTCTATAGTCTTTGACTCGACGGGCCTGAAGGCATCGGGAGTGGTAATCCGATGAGAGACATGTTTGATTATCCTTGGCTTCTTAGTTTTTAAAGAGGCCAAGGAATTTATATTTTTTAAAGGGGATATTATTATGAAAAAGTTTATTGTGTTCGCTCTTCTTATCGCTATCATGACTCTCAGCTTTGGCTGTGCCGCAGAGAAGCCTACTGATTTGTCTGGCACTTGGGTTCTGTCTGCAGATGACGGCGCAAATGAAGAATCGACTGGCGAACTTGTCATCGATGGTAAAGATGTTGTCGTCTATTTTGTCTGGCCTAAGGAAAACACCAAGGCGCTTCTTTGGTATGGCACTTACACGCCTCCGAAAAAGGTCGTTGACGAGTATTCTTGGACATCTACGAACGACCCCGATATGACCAAAAATTCTATCTATGCGCCGGATTTTGAGGAGACTACATTCCAGTACAAACATGGTATGATTCTTTTTGATTACTATGTTGATGGTGTCGCATACACGTTCCACTTTGAACGTAAGGCTAATGAGGAGGCAGCATGATGAACGACAAATTGTCTAGTGTTATTATTTTTTGTGGCGGCGTGTTCATCGGCGGATTTCTTACGTGGGATTTCTTCAAGACTAAATACGAGAAGATCGCAGACGAAGAAATCGCATCCGTAAAGGAAACTTTTGAGCATAGAGAACCTAGACCCGACAAGAACTATAAGGTTGAAGAAGCACTCAAAGGAAATGATGCATATATCAATATTATTGATTCGAATAGTTACAGAAATTATTCAAATACTGCAATTGAAACTGACAAGAAAGGAGGGACTGCTAATATGGAATTGAAACAGCCCTACGTAATTACTCCCGAGCAGTACGAGGACAATGTTGACTACACCAAAGTGAGTCTGACATGGTACAATGACGAAGTCTTGGAAGACGATTGGGGGAATGTCCTTGACCCAGATGATGTTATTGGTAGTGACGCGCTCAAGACCTTTGGCCAATATGAAAAAGACAGCGTATTTGTCAGGGATGATGACGAGCAAATCGACTATGAAGTTCTGCTTGACACCCGTAGTTATAAAGAGACTTATGGACACGACCCCGTTGAAGCGGGCCAGTGATGACTTTTGATAATCATATTCAGAGCGAATACTTTGACTGGATGGTGTCACTTGTAACAGGCGAGCGTTATGCGAAAACCATCTCCTATAGCAAGCTTTTCGAATATTTGCATTCTGTTGAGTTTAAACCAATTATTAGAGGCGATTACGATCGAGCCGAAGACGGTGTATATTTGAGATACCGGTTCGCTGTGGATAAGGGCTATGATGAAAAGCTCAATATTCACAAGTATATTACTGGGCCATGCAGTGTTCTTGAAATGATGGCCGCGCTTGCTCAAAGATGTGAAGAAAGTATAATGACTGACTCGGATATAGGAGATAGAACTGGACAGTGGTTTTGGGGGATGGTCGTTAGTCTCGGCCTTGGTTCTATGGAAAATCGATTCTTTGACGAGAAGTATGTTGCTGGCGTTATTGATCGTTTTCTTAATCGAGACTATGAGCCCAATGGTCGAGGCGGATTATTTACAATAAAAAACACCGAGAGAGATTTACGAAGTGTAGATATTTGGTGCCAAATGTGCGAATATTTAGACACCATTAATTAGTAAGGAAGGAGGTTTGGAAATGTAATGCTCGATTTTCTGAAAATTGCGACGCGAGAGTATAAGAAGGACAAATGGGAAGTATATCCTAAGTTCAAGGTTATCAAGTCTGAAGACTTGATGATTCGAGGCGGTGACTTCTACGCAGTTTGGGTTGAAGAGCGCGGTCTATGGTCTACGGACGAGCAAGACGTATTGCAATTGATTGATCGAGAAATCTCTAATGAGTTGAAAGAAGCAAAGAAGAAGCATGGTGAAAACGTCGTTCCGAGATACATGTGGGACTCAGAATCCGGCATGATCGACTCTTGGCACCGATATTGCCAGAAGCAGACTCGAGATAACTTTCACTCGTTGGACGAGAAGCTTATATTTTCGAATGCTGAAACTAACAAGAAAGACTACGCAAGCAAACGACTTAACTATCCACTTGAACCTGGCGATATCTCAGCATATGATGAGCTGATCTCTACACTGTATTCTGAAGAAGAGCGTCATAAGATTGAGTGGGCAATTGGGTCGATCGTTTGCGGAGACTCTACGAAAATTCAAAAATTTATGGTGCTTTATGGCGCAGCTGGCACAGGCAAGTCCACAATCCTGAACATAATTCAAGAGATGTTCGATGGATATTACTGTGTGTTTGACGCCAAAGCACTCGGATCAAGCAATAGTTCCTTTGCACTAGAAGCATTCAAATCCAATCCTCTTGTCGCTATCCAGCACGATGGTGATCTGTCCAAGATCGAAGATAACACCAGACTGAACAGTTTGGTGTCTCACGAGCTGATGACAGTTAATGAGAAGTTCAAGTCAACGTATTCTAGTAGATTTAAATGCTTCCTGTTCATGGGCACCAATAAGCCGGTTAAGATCACTGATGCAAAGTCAGGCCTCCTTCGAAGACTTATTGATGTGACGCCTACAGGAAACAAGCTTGCTCCGAAAGAGTACAGGCGCATAATGAAGCAAATCGAGTTTGAACTTGGTGCTATTGCGTATCATTGTCAAGAAGTATATTTGGAAGATCCTGGGTACTACGATGACTATGTTCCGACTTTGATGATGGGAGCCTCTAACGATTTCTACAACTTCGTTATTGACTCCTATCATATTTTTAAGAAACAAGACGGAACCACGCTCAAAGCAGCCTGGGATATGTATAAGGTATACTGCGAAGATGCAAAAGTGCCATATCCATTCTCTCAAAGAACATTCAAAGAAGAACTTAAAAACTATTTTAGGGACTTCGCTGAAGCCGCTACTTCTGACGACGGCCCTGTTATTAAGAATTATTATAGTGGGTTTAAGACAGAGAAGTTCGAGATCAAGAAGAAAAAAGAGCCAAAACACGAGGAGTATAGGATTCAATTTGGCGAATACGATTCCATATTTGACAAGGAGTGCGCTGAATGTCCGGCTCAATACGGTAGCTCAAAAGGAACTCCGTATAAAAAATGGGATAATGTCACTACAGTGCTTGCGGATCTCGATACTTCCAGGCTTCATTATGTCAAAGTCCCAGAAAACCATATTGTGATTGACTTCGATATTAAGGACGAAGCCGGAAATAAATGCTTCGATAAGAACCTCGAAGCAGCTAGCAAATGGCCGGCTACATACGCAGAGCTCAGCAAGAGCGGCAATGGTATTCATCTGCATTATATTTATACAGGTGATCCGTCAATGCTCAAGAGCGTCTATGATGACGATATCGAAGTCAAAGTGTTTAGTGGTAATAGCTCCCTTCGAAGAAAGCTTACTAAATGCAACAACTTACCTATTGCACAGATTAGCTCAGGTTTACCAATGAAAGGAGAAAAAATGATTAATAAAGAGGTTGTTCAGACTGAGAGAGGTCTTCGAACAACTATTAAGAAATGTATTAGTAAAGAGGTTCATGCAGGAACCAAACCGAATGTCGATTTCATCTATAAAATTCTCGAGGATGCATATGCAAGCGGCATGAGCTATGATATTAGCGACATGCAGAATGCAGTCGTTGCATTTGCAGCTAACAGTACAAATCATTCAGATTACTGTCTCAAGCTTGCGAGTAAGATGAAGTTCAAATCGGAGGAGCCTTCTACTGGGGAATCAAACGAAGACGCAGAACTTGTGTTCTATGACGTCGAGGTATTCCCGAACTTATTTCTTGTAAACTGGAAATTTGCTGGGGAAGGCAAGCCAGTTGTTAGAATGATTAATCCGAATCCTAGAGAGATTGAGGACCTTATGAAGTTCCGTCTTGTTGGCTTCAACTGCCGACGATACGATAATCATATTTTGTACGCCCGTTATATTGGGTATACGAATGAACAGCTCTATAATCTCTCGCAAAAGATCGTCTCTGGCGAAAAAGAAGCATTCTTTGGCGAAGCGTATAATGTCTCGTATACGGACGTGTACGACTTCTGTTCAAAGAAGCAGTCCCTCAAGAAGTGGGAGATTGAGCTTGGAATTCACCATCAGGAGCTTGGCCTGCCTTGGGATAAACCAGTTGCAGAAGAACTTTGGCCAAAGGTTGCCGAGTATTGTGATAATGATGTTATTGCAACGGAAGCGGTCTTCAATGCTCGTCAAGGCGACTTTGTTGCCAGAAAAATTCAGGTTGATCTTGTAAGACTTCTGCACGGCATTACGGACGTCTCTGTCAATGATACTACAAATAGTCTTTCCACAAAGATTATATTTGGCAAAAACCGAAAACCCCAGAGCGAGTTCAACTACCGAGATTTGTCTAAACCAGTCAGCTGGACTGAATACGACGAGTATCGTCAGAAATTTGGTCCGGATTATGTCTTCCATATCTTCGATCAAGATGGTCTTCCGACGTATGATATTTATGATCCAAAAGATGGATGTACTGTTCTTCCTGATGGCTGGAGTATCATGCCGTTCTTCCCTGGTTATGTGTTCGACCACGGACGATCCATTTATATTCATGATCGCTCGCTCGTGTGGCCTAGAGACCGTGATGAGATCGAAAAGATCCTAGAAGATAAACTCGATACAAGAGTCGAACTTATTGGCGAAGGTGGCCGAGTATATTCTGAACCTGGTATGTACGGCGGAGTATGGGATGGTGATATTGCTAGCCAGCATCCACACAGTGCTATCTATGAATGCGTATTTGGCCCGACATTTACTAAGCGGTTCGAGGATATTGTTAATGCGCGTGTGGCAATCAAGCATAAAGACTTCGACTTGGCAGGTAATATGCTAGATGGCGCACTCAAGCCATATTTGAATGAAGAGCAAGCGGCAGACCTCGCTCAAGCTCTGAAGATCGTCATCAACTCGATCTATGGCCTTACGAGTGCATCATTTGCGAATCCGTTCAGAGATCCTCGCAATATTGATAATATTGTTGCTAAGCGTGGGGCTCTGTTCATGACGGTTCTCAAGAGCGAAGTCCAGAAGCACGGCTTCAAAGTTTGCCATATCAAGACCGATTCGATCAAGATTCCGGATGCTAATGAGGATATTCAGAACTTTGTTATCCGCTTTGGCAAAGAATACGGCTACACGTTTGAGACAGAGGCCAACTTCGAGAAGTACTGCCTGGTTAACGACGCTGTGTACGTTGGCAAATTCAAAGATGGTAAACATGCCGGCGAATGGACTGCAACAGGCACTCAGTTCCAGGTTCCTTATGTCTTTAAGAAACTCTTTAGCCACGAGCCCATCCAGTTTGAGGACATGTGTGAGACTAAATCGGTAAGCACGTCTTTATATTTGGACATTAATGAAGGCCTTCCTGAGGGCGAGCACAATAGAGTGTTCATCGGTAAGGTTGGTTTATTCTGTCCAATTAAACCTGGTTGCGGTGGCGGCGAGCTTCTTCGAGAAGCCAAGGACAAAGACGGCAACATCAAATACGCTTCGGCCACCGGAGCTAAAGGCTATCGGTGGCTTGAGTCTGAGATGGTGCGTACGTCTAATAAGCAGGGCGATATTGATCGTTCTTATTATGACAAGCTTGTCGATGACGCTATCGACACAATTTCTAAATACGGCGACTTCGAGTGGTTTGTCTCTGATGATCCTTATATTTCACCGTGGGATTGCCCAGATGCGCCTTGGGATGAATCTACGCCTTTTGACGTGAGATAATTTATTAAAAATCATATTCAAAGGAGAAAATTATTATGGAAATTACTTTTGCACCGAAAGATATCCTTCAGATCGACGACGCTAGAATCACCTACAAGAACTTCAGCGGAGCCCCCTCTCAGTATAATCGTGAAGGCGATCGCAACTTTGCTCTAATTATTCCTGATCGACAGCTCGCAGATGACCTTATTGCCAATGGCTGGAATGTCCGTATTAAGCCCCCTCGTGAAGAGGGCGACGATCCGTTCATGTATCTTCCGGTTAAGGTTAAATTCAATGACTATGGCCCGAAGGTATATCTTGTGACCGGTAAGCGCATGAACCGCCTTGATGAGGATAGTGTGAGTATGCTCGACCATATCAGCATGAGACAGATCGATATGGATATTCGTCCGTACGACTGGACTGTCAACGGCAAGGATGGCAGAACAGCATATCTGCAGTCCATCCGTGTTGTGCAGGATATTGACCGTTTTGAGGAAGAGTATGCAGAGGAAGAACACCCCGAAGAGGATTGCCCGTTCTGATGGAGGATAGAAAGATGAAAACAAATCAGATTATTCTGTATGGCCTCGCTGGCATTGATGCTCAGTATGTTCCGGTTCGGTATTTTATCATGAACGAAGAATTCATGACTATTGCCGGACTGGCGCATACTGCGAAGTACATGATGGATAACTATCCGACTATTGAACATATTTATGCCATCGACAATCGGCCCGGACTTCGGAAAGAGTATGTGAACGCAATTCGTGATAAACATAATTCTATTGAATCGCGAGTTGTTTTCAAGCACACACTTGTGAACGAGGGGATTAAGATCGTGTAATTCGCGAAAGTTACATACTCCTTTATGAAAGGAGTGGTATTTAATGATCAATTATATTAAGTACGGTTTCGGAATCACAATTGGCGTTTTGCTTGCAAAGGGCGTTCTTAGCGCCGTTACGGATTTATATCTGTCAACGGTTTCCAAGAACGAACGAGTTATGGAAGACGTTAAAAAGCATTATCCGAACACGTACAGAATTATTACGGAAAAATATTGCTCAGATTAAAAAGTTTAGAGCACTGAGGAAACTTGGTGCTCTATTCTTTTTATTTTGCCGAGGGTCGTTAGCTCAGTCGGTTAGAGCAGTTGACTCATAATCATCAGGTCCAGGGTTCAAGCCCCTGACGGCCCACCAAAGAGGTCTAAGCCGAGGGTGTCTCTATAATATACACTTCGGACCTAGGACTAGCCGCCCTACACGTATAAATAGCGGCTTTTATATTTGCTCCTGTGGTGGAACTGGTAGACACATCAGACTTAAAATCTGCCGAGGAAACTCGTACGGGTTCGAGTCCCGTCAGGAGCACCAAATTAGATTACAAATGAGGTTATTTAAAGAAAGGAGAACATCATGTATTACAAAGCAGTTATGAGCAACAAAATCTTCAACGAGCGGAGCTTTTTGATTCTGGACGACATTTTTGGTCCTGGCGCTTTTGAGGCTTGGGTTAGGGCCGGTGCTTTGATTCCTGTAAAGAGGCCCTCAGTGATTGACCTGCTCAAAAATGGTCAGATGTTTGAAGCGACTCGTTTGTACCATGAGATCCACGAAGGGTCTACGGTTAAGGAGTCTATTGATATGGTCAAAAAAATCCAGGCCGACATGGATAGGTTCAAAAATCCGAAGCACTGTTGTTCGAATTGCGGTTTTGACTGTGGGTCCAAATGTTCTTGCGTTGTCCCATGCAATAATTGCTCAGAATGGGTACCTAAATACGAGTAAATTGTTTATATTTTTGAAAGGAGAATAATTAAATGGGCTATATATGCTATAAATATTATAACAACTATGTTACTACAACGAATGCGGTTTTCAATACCATCCCAACCACGCAGACCGTTATTCCAAAAATTAAAAATGTTATTTATAATGACCCGGCAACGATCGTTTTCTGGGAGGATGGAACTAAGACGGTCGTAAAATGCAAGAATGAAAAGTTTGATCCTGAAAAAGGTCTTGCCATGGCTTTTTCAAAAAAGATGCTTGGAAACAAGGGCAACTATTATAATATTTTCAAGAAGTGGCTACCTGAGGAGAAATCGAGTTTCAATGAGTGGAGACCTAAGAAATGAGCGAGCCATTTCTCTATGACTACCAAATGGATGCAGTCAAGAAAATGCGCAACGGCTGCATCCTGAATGGCGGTGTCGGAAGTGGCAAGAGCAGAACAGGTCTATATTATTACTTCAAAGAGCAAGGCGGTAGCATAGATCCTGACTATATTCCAATGAAGAATCCTAAGGACCTTTATATTATCACAACCGCAATGAAACGTGACTCACTTGAATGGGAAGGCGAACTGACACATTACCTTATTTCCACTAATCCAGAACTAAGCCACTACAAGAATAAGGTTGTGATCGACAGTTGGAACAATATTAAGAAGTATAAGGATGTGTGCGGAGCTTTCTTTATATTTGATGAGGACCGTGTAACAGGTAAAGGAACTTGGGTTAAAACATTTCTTAACATTTCGAGAAAAAACAACTGGATTATCCTTTCGGCAACGCCTGGCGACACTTGGGAGCAGTATATTCCGGTATTTGTAGCCAACGGATTTTACAAAAACAAAACCGAATTTACTAGGGAGCATTGTGTATATTCTCGCTATACAAATTATCCAAAAATCGAGCGCTATATTAACACCGGCCGTCTTATTAAGTTGCGAAATCAGATTCTGATCGACATGGATTTCTCTCGTAAGACCATTCCGCATCACGAAGATATCTACGTTACGTATGATATTTCAAAGTACAAAGATGCCATGCGAAATCGCTGGGACCCATTTAAGAATGAGCCTATTCAGCAAGCTTCTGGGCTTTGTTATGTCTTAAGACGAATCGTAAATGAGGACGAGTCCAGACAGGTAGCTCTAATGGAACTCGCAGAAAAGCATCCTAGAATAATCGTGTTCTATAACTTCGATTACGAGCTTGATATTTTGAAAGGGCTATATTATGGAGATAATTGCAAAATCGCCGAGTGGAATGGGCACTTGCATCAGCCAATCCCCGAGTCAAAGCACTGGGTTTACCTGGTACAGTATACAGCCGGTTGCGAAGGGTGGAACTGCATTAAAACGGACACCATTGTGTTCTACAGTCAAAACTATTCCTATAAAGTAATAACTCAAGCATCCGGACGTATTGACCGTCTTAATACTCCATTCAAAGATTTATATTACTATCATTTCAAGTCAAGATCCGGAATTGACTTAGCAATTAGCAAAGCTCTCAGCGAAAAACGGCAGTTTAATGAAAACAGATGGGTTAAATGGTGAAAAAGAGGTGATGCCCAGTGTTCGATGGTCCGTCTTATCCATGCGAGTAGCCATGCCCCGTTAAGGGGCTCGCAAAAAAAACAATGCGTATTATGAGAGAGTGGAAAAATTCACGATAAATAAAGGAGGAAATAAAATGGATTTTCGACAACATTATTGAGTGATGATGACCGCTCGCCCAAAAGAGTCATCCCCTATGGAGGTCCAAACTTCATAGGGTGTTCTTTTTTTTTCTTTTAGAGGCTATCACCATTGGAAAGGAGAAAATTGCTATGTGGACTACTATTCTGCTTTATATTCTGATCTTTCTTCTTGGATTCTTCTTTGGGCTCATCCTTCCACTTATGAGCATCAGCAAAGCATTCAGAGAAACTTATCAGAAGTGGGTTGACGAGGAAGGCTATCATGACGGTTCTTGGGACGAAGGAGCTGCTTGGTTTGAGAGGACATTTTATCGTATTTTTTATGGAGGCAAGAAATGAAAGTACGTATTCTGTCTACTAAATATTACGATAATAAAGAGATGCTTGATAAGTATCCTCTGCTCAGAAGCTATGGATTTGAGATGATCGGCAACTCCAGACACCAAATCGCATATATTACTGTAAAAGACTTGGACAACCTTCTTAAATTTATTGCCGAACTCGAAATTCCGGTCATTTTCTGGTATGATTATGATAATGGTAGATACGATATTGAGATTTATGACGATTACAGAGAATAGGAGTATAAAATGTATTTTAAGGCATTAAATTTCGTCGAGGTTCGATGTTCTATTTGCCATACGATATGGGTAGTTGACGATGAACGAGCCTATAAGCCTTATATTTGCCCGCTATGCCGGGAAGAAAGACTGGAGGATAGCGATGGAGTACACTGATATTCATTATAAAGAAGTATATTTTGACCAGTATTGCAGTTCTTGCAAGTACAGTGATCTTGAAGAGGGGAATGAACCTTGCAATACTTGCCTTGCCAACCCTGCGAACGAATATTCACATAAGCCGGTTTATTGGAAACCAAAAGAGTGAAAGGAGAAAAAAATATGGATAACCAGCTGGGAAAACTTATTGAAGGAATCGGATCGATGGCCGAAATGGCGGCTATTATCAGAGACGCGCTTATTAAAAATGGATTTACCAGAAGCGAAGCAGTTGGAATCGCCAGTAACTGCATTACTTCGATGCTGCGTAATGCTGGAGGAAATAATAATGATAACTGACACTCTTTTCAAAACATATCAGGAAGACGCTATCCAGGCTGCCGAAGAACTTATGTACGGCGATAAAGTTATTGCCAGACTTGAAAAAGCAAAAACCGAAGCCGATATTTGCCGAATTATGGCGACAGCTCGTAATGAAAAAATTGAACGTCAAGAAATGTACGGAGGCAACGTCTAATGGCTCTTGCTAAAAAATGTGATATTTGTGGAAAGCTTTACGAAACTTATAATTTTAGAAAAAACCAGAACAAACCTAGCGGTATTATGCTAGTGAATGTGTGCGCTGATGACGAATATTTTTCCGGGGACGTAGTTGACTGCTGCCCTGAGTGTATGAACACTATTACAGACGCAATCAACAGCCTTAAGCCGGATGGTCCAGAAATGCGCGAAGATGAACCGATGGAGGAATAAAAATGAAGAGCTATGATATTACATTCGGTGAACCCGAAAATCTGGAAGGTCTTACATATTATGAAGTCGAATTTAAGAACAAGCCTCGTATCGAAGATGTTGAAAGTATTCTCAGATCTTATGCACCTAATATTTATGAACATCGTTCTGTATTTATTGGACTTGCGAATCAGTTTGCTGGAAAAGCTTGGAAGAGCCGGTTCACATTGAGCGGAAGCTTTTGCGGAGATAACCTTTTCCTGGCAGCTATCGCGCTTCCGAGCGGTCTTTGCATGCAGTATATTCCGTTAGCTTATTGGGATAAGCTTAATATTCGAGTAAGAGATGGAAAAGGAGAAAAATAATGATTAAGGATGAAAAACTTCTAGATGCAGTAACGTACCAGGATGAAAATGACACTTGGTACATGGGTCTCAGATACAGGTATGAAGATGAATCTGGTATCCATGAGAGATATTATCCGAAGGTTGAATTTCCTTTTTTCTGCGGAAAATTGCCTTCTGAGGAGTTTAGTTCTGATCGTTTTGGGCGCGACGAGCTGACTATTAGCCTTTTTACCAATGAAGTTGCTGTCTTTAGAGGAAACTTCTCGAATCCAATGACCGGCAAAATAATGAGCGATGTCTGTGTTATTGATAACCTGATCAAACCTTCCGTTCATGAGATGACCATTGAAGAAATTGAGAAGGAACTCGGATACAAGATTAAGATTGTTAATAAGGAGAATAGTAATGAATCTTGATGAATTTCGCGAGAAGATGGAATGGGATGCAAAAAAAAAGAAAATGAGCATTTGAGAAGCGAGATAGACCTTCTTCGTGAGAGCCTCCACGATTCAAAAAATTATTGCGAAGAACTTAAGAAGCTTCTGACTGATGATTGTCAGGCTCTTGCTAATCGTTGTTGGGTATTAACTCATGGAAGTATGTGCTGCTTCTGCGATCTGCGCGAATTTAAGTGCCAGCATGCTATGAATGATTGGCAAAAAATCAAAGATGCCATGAAATTTATGGAGGAATAATCATGACAATTGTTTATCAGATTTTGTTTGTTATTTTTGTGATTGCCATTATCTTCTGCATTTTTGGTATCGGGTATTATGCTGGACGCGCACGCGAGCTTAATATTCGTCAAAAAGTATGCGATGATATTAAAAAGCAAATTCCAAATTGCTCAGAGGAATGGATAAACGGGGCTATATATGTTATTTCTAGGCTAAATGATATGGATGATTCTTGACCATTAAGGAGGATTGTAATGAGTAATACATTCATTATTTGCAACAAAGAAGAAGCAAAGTCGAATGAGTCGTGTTGGGGGAACACTACATTCGAGCTTTCGACAGAAGATATTGTCGCCCTTCTTGAAGGCAAAACTCTTGCTGGAAATACAGGTGAGTACGGAATATTTATTATGATGGGAGAGTAAAAAAGTAATGAATAAAAACTTTGTATCTTGATATTAATGCCCCGCTGTATTGGTAAACTCTTTCTGCCAATGAAACACTTTTTCTAGTTATCGCTAGAGATCACGCGAAAATAACACTTCCTATAATGAAAGGAAGGTTATTATGAAAAAAGTATATGAAGCTTATGTAATAATAAAGTTAAAGAACTATTTTGAAGATAAGTTACGAGAACATGGAGCTATTATATTGAGTCGTGATCTGGTAATAAACTCAAATAATAACGAACCACTATATTATTACACAATTGAAGCAGAGGAAGGAATAATCAATCCTAAATGGGAGATAAAGGCTCAGCGATAATGTTGGGTCTTTTCTCTTTTTTCTTTTTTTTTAATTTTATTCGCGAAAAATACATGTCCTATTATGAAAGAGAAGGATACATTTGAGCAATAGGATGTATTCAAATGACTAAGATCTAATCGTGAGGTTAGGTTTACGGGAGAACGGTCTAGCTGCCTGAGAGATGGTGAACGTGAGAGTTTAGTCGGCTTCTCTTTTATTTTTTTTTTGAAAGGAGAAAAAACATAATGCTTAAAATTGAAAATACTGAGGTAACCGGATGGAAATCGGCAACCAGAGGTATGCGCAATCCTATGAACTCTTGGGAGAAAAGTGACAGTTTCTTCTGCTGTTCGTCAGAATGGTGCTATATCGATGACGAGTGCAATCCTGGTTGCGCTGGATACGGACAAGGATTTAATATTGGCGAGGCGGACCTCGACCTTATGACTCGTCTCCGTAACTCCGGTACAGACCATCGTAAGTTCATGCGGATGATTACCGTGTATCTTGATATTACTGCTCCGCTGTATTGGTGGAAAGAATTCGATACATACAAAGTTGGAACGGTTGCAAACTCTTGCTCAACCATGCATAAGATTGCAGCAAAGGAGTTTGATGTAAACGACTTTAGCCATGAACGCATTGAAGAGCTTGATGGTGACGAATACAATATGTCCTATGACTGGCTTCTTCGGACTGTTAATATTCTGAATTACTACCGTAAGGAGTACAACATCGCTTCTGAAAAGCTGAAAAGAACCGATCTTACCGAAGCCGAAAGAAAGCATGTACTTGCTCAGCAAAAGCTTTATTGGTGGCAGATGATTCAGATTCTTCCGAGCTCCTATAACCAGAAACGGACGGTCATGCTGAACTACGAGGTTTTGGCTAATATTTATAAGTCCCGTAAGGATCACAAGCTCGACGAATGGGTTGATCTCTGTAAGTGGATTGAGACGCTGCCTTATTCAGAGTTGATTACTGGTATCAAGAACTGATGGCTAAAACATCCGGATGAGGTGAGCGAATGACATACGAAGAAGCGATTAAAAACATAAAAGCACTTAATGCTGTGTGCGGTCAAAAAGGCCTTTATGACGCTGAATTTGAAAGTGCTTTAGCGCTTGCAATCTTAGCACTTGAAAAGCAGATACCGAAGAAGCCGTTACATATGCATAAAAATTATTATTGCCCAATTTGCAAAAAAGATGGGTGGATGTTGTGGGATGATGCTATCCCCAACGATATGGACGAATATTGTGGCAAGTGCGGTCAGGCAATTGATTGGGAGGTAAGCTAATGAGGCTTATTGATGCTGACAGAGCTATAGAAATTGTTCGTAGTCGAGGAATTGCGCATCCAAACCGATACTTATCGTGATGGAGATTCACAATGCCTGACATTTTAGTAGTTAAAAGCACTGCATTTCTTCCACGCGAAAAGTTGCAGGCCGTTCTTGATAACCTTAGGGCTCAGAAAGAAACTGGAGTTATTTTACTTCCTCCTTATTTGGAAGTACAGATAGTTCCCGAGGATATTGAGATTAAGCTTGCTGATAGGAACGGCGAATGTGTACTGGTACCAAGCAAGGACTTCTAAAAGGAGAAAAGGATATTGATTCGAAAATACGCGTATCTATGCAACCTTGAAAAGTGCGAAAATTGCACATTTCCGACATGCTCTCATACAACAGATTCACGCTATAGGATGCCTACTGAAGGAACCGAAATGAGATTGCTTGGCTGCTCGAATGGGGTTGAGTATTACATGGAGTTTGTTAAAAAAGAATAAAGATACAATAGATAAATGAAAGGAGAACCACTATGATCACGCTTATTATTCCTGATTATTGCCAGTCTTGCGCAGATTTCGAGCCTCAAGTAACCCAGAGACCGGAGCAAGTTGAGACTGGCGATGGTAACCTTATTCTTTATGGAGATACATATGTAGAGTGCGAGTACCGGCACCGCTGCAAAGCTATTTATGAGTATTTAGAAAAGGAGAAAAAGTAATGATGCTCTCGTGTAATCGATTTGCGTTCGTTCCTCATTTATGCCATGAATGCAAACGTTATATTTGGCTGGAGGGCTATAGAAGAGCCGACGTTTGGGTAAAGTTTGCAGATAGATCTATCAAAGAAAATATTTGTAAACATTGTCTTACAAAATTTGACGTTGGAGATCGTTAAAATGTGTAATAATTATTGTATTAGATGCGCTTGCAAAGTTCCTGTATTCTTTGGCCACCGACGTGTTCTTATTGAGCACGGATCCATTAAAACAACAGTCGACGAAGAATACGCTATTTGCCAGTATTGTGGGAAAGAAGTCTACGATCCTAAAGTAAACGACAGGAACGTAAAGGCTCGCGAACGAGCTATGGATGAAGCTCTGAAATAACAGTTGAAAGGAGAAAATAATGAAAGTATTTGAAATCTGCCAGATCGTGAACGACTGTGATCGGCTACGTGATATTTTACTCCAGGACAAGTATACGATAACCGAATCGGAAATTCATGAAATTTGTGATATACTGGCAGGCTACAGAGATGAGCTTCTTAAGAAAGAAGTTAAGTAATAAGAGGGAAATATATGAAATCTAAAAAGAAGAAACCGAAAGCCAGCCCTCTTGATATTTCTCAAGCTAAAGCAAAGGCTGTGAGGAACACAATCCTTATGACCGAATATGTTTTGCAGTCTAAGCACGGGTTCGATCGCGACCAGATTGTAGAATTCCTTGAGAACATGGCATATGTAGCCGACGCCGTTCAAGAAGGAAGACTTAATATGACAGATATTAATAATGCCAATAGGCAAGAAATACATTTGAATACTACTTCGGATATTTATTAAAAATAAACAAATATTTTTTCGCGATTTATACGATCTATATTATGGACCGAAAGGTTACTATATTTTGGAAAGGTGAAATGCAAAATGAAGAAGGAAAAAGTGAAGAAATTCTATCAGAAGCATAAGAAGGCTATTGCTAATTTTGCTTGGATGGCTATCGGGGTCGCTGCTGGCGCCTGTGCTATGAATGTCGTATCCAACCATCGAGGGGTCTTTGTGACAAACGAGAATGTGAAAAAGATTCTTGTTGATTCTACAAAAGAACTCGGGGCAGGAAAAATGACAGTATTTACTGCAGAGCATGCCAATGGCGTCTGCGCCAACCAGCTTGGTGAACTTGGTGATGTAATTACCACGTGCGGAGGACAGGATAACGTCTTTAAATACTTCATTGCTATTGGACCTAATAAGGAGTAACATACAAGGTTATAAAAGGAAGAGTTCTAACAAGGGCTCTTCCTTTTTCGCGAATGAGACAAAGCCTATTATGAAGAGTACGGCAGCATTAGGTGCAGAGCTTGAAAGGAAGGGAGCTCTTAATAAAAGATGGATCTAATCCGACTCCCTCACGGTGAGAGTCCGTGCGTACACTTTTATTTTTTTTCGATCGCGAATAAAACACTCCCTATTATGAGAGAAAACTAAAGATATTTAAAGGAGTGTATTTACTTATGAAATATAACATTATTATTGCAAAATTTACAGCTATCCTGTTCGGTTACGACATGGACGCTATCGGTAATTTTGGTTATGATATTGCTTGGCAGAATTCCTACCAGCATGTCACAAGCGCTATCGGTATCGTTGCAGGTATGATCGCACTGGCATTTGTTGTCACTGCAATGGTTAAACAAATTAGAGAAGTTAAAGGCTATCATTAAACATAATAGTTTCTCTCAAGAGGGGAAGCTCTACATGGGCTTTCTCTTTTTATTTTTGTTGCTCGCGATAGGAACATGTCCTATTATGAGAGGAACACAAACCTACAACTAATATAATTTTAAAGGAGAATTATTATGGAAAAATATTGGAGTTGGAAGGCAGTCTGTGTCTACGCAGTTATCTGTGTAATCATTGGAGTTGCTATTGGTGCGATTTTGAACGCCCATAATTTCGGATGGAGTCCGGATATGGGGTTGTATAAATTCATCAAGTTTACTGAATGGTACGATGAGTCTACTGTGAGATACTGCATACCTTGCGACTGCATGACACATCTTAATGTCCTGGACATTATTAGAATGTGGTAAGTGTAATCGAAAGATTGAGTCTAAGAAATCTTAGGCTCTTTCTTTTATTTTTTAATAAGGAGGAGTACATATGGAATCGGAGATTCGTCTTAGGAAAGTTGGAGGTAAGTACATTCTGACTGCGTACGGACGGCAAATTGAATGCGACTCGATGGCACAGGTAAGAGAAGCCTTGTCGCTTGATGAGCATGAAGCAGATCCGAAAATCGAAACTACTGAAAAAGAAAAGGAGATTAATGAAATGGCTACTACTAAGAAAACTGTTGCTTACGACCCTGTTGAACATCCTTTGCATTATACTGCTGGGAACATTGAATGCTTGGACGCAATTGAATCCGCAGTGTGTAAGTACGGGATTCCTTCGCACGCGTTTCTTGCGGGTCAGGTGATCAAATATATTTGGCGGGCACCGCTTAAAGGTAAGTACTATGAAGACCTGAAAAAGGCCAGATTTTACCTCGAAAGAATGATTGAAGACGAGGAAAATGAGTGACTAAAGACGGTTGCCAATTGGCAATTAGTTGCTTTTTGGCAACCATTTTTAAAAAATTGGACTTAAAAGTTGCCAGTTGGCAACAGGCTAAAAATGGCCAAAAATGGGTCGGTTGCCGGTCTGCAACTTTTTGTTGACAGTTGGCAACTTTTTGTTTGCCAATTGGCAACTAAAATGGCCCAAAATGGGCTGTTTTTGGGGGTTTTTGGCCATTTTTTGGGGTTTTGACGGTGTTTTGAATTTTTTGGTTGCAGACCGGCAACCGACCTAATCTATTACGCGAAAAAAAAATATATAATATTATATATAATAGTTTTGCCCGGTTGCCAGTCTGCAACTGAAAGTGTTTATGCAAGAAGATTGGCCTAAGTAAAAGGAGATCTGCAAGAATGAGTGAAGTAGAGTTCATTGATATTTTCTCTCACAATTTGGAGTCGATTATGGTTGAGTATGGAATTAATCGTATTGAGCTAGCGAAGGAAGCGCATCTTGACAAAGGATCTATCACAAGATATTTGTCTGGCGAGCGGATGCCATCTCTTCGCGCAATCATTAATTTGTCTATGGCACTTAATTGTTCGATCGATGACTTGGTTCCTAACTATGATTATATTGATTGAGCACAAAATGAAGAGAGTTCGCGGCAATTGCAAGCTCTTTTCATTTTTTTCGCATATTTTAAAATTCGCGAAAAAAACATGCCCTGTTATGAAGAGAAGAACGATTTTTATTTAAAAATTCGTCTTCTCTTTCTTTTATCACAAATGAAAGGAGACCTCGCCATCATGGCTAAGCTTGAAAGCAAATTTCAGAAAGAATTGATCGATGAGATCAAGCGTACGTATCCAGGATGTATTGCCCTTAAAAATGATGCGGGGTACATACAAGGATTTCCGGACTGGACCATTCTGTATAAAGACAAATGGGCAGCATTGGAAATTAAAAGAGACAAAGGAGCAAACAGACAGCCCAATCAAGAGTATTATATTTCTAAGTTGGATGATATGTCATATGCGGCATTTGTTTATCCTGAGAACAAAGACAAAGTTCTTCAAGAACTGTCTGTTATATTTGGAAGATAAAGGAGAAAATAAATGAAGTTTAATGATCATTCAAATTTGGAAGGGCTCCATGCGAGTTTCAGTCCGAGTCAATGCAGTTGGCTTGGGTATGACGATGATAAAGCTTTAGAAGTATTTTCAAATCGTAAAGCTGCTGAGATTGGAACTCGTCTGCATGCTTGGGCAAAAGAAACGATTGACCTCGGTATTAAGCAGCCTCGTTCCAGAAAGACTTTATATTCTTATGTGAACGATGCAATTGGGTTTAGAATGAGTACTGAGGTTGTTTTATATTACTCAAACTATTTCTTTGGGACTGCAGACGCTATTTCTTTTAGAGATGGATTTTTGAGGATTCACGACCTTAAGACTGGCAAAACTAAAGTACATATAGAGCAGTTGGAAATCTATGCTGCTCTTTTCTGTTTGGAGTATAAGGTTAAGCCTGCCGAGATTGGGATGGAATTGAGGATCTATCAGAATGATGAGATATTTGTGCATAACCCCGCACCAGAAGACATCAATGATATTATTAACAAAATTGTGCATTTAAACAAGTTAATAGAAAAAGCTAATTACGAGGAGGAATGACACCATGAACCCAATAGCCGAAGAAATGATGAGCTATTATGGACTGTGTGACTATGTCGAAGATTCATTGCTGCATTACGGAATGCCTCGTCGATCTGGACGGTATCCTTGGGGGTCTGGTGATAATCCATATCAGCATGCTGTAGACTTCATTGGCAGAGTTGAAGAGAAAAGAAAAAACGGCTTTACTTATGTTGACGATGATGGCAAACTGTGGACTGGCGATAATGCAATTGCCAAGTCTATGGGTATGACATCGACAGAATTTCGTACTGAGCTCGGTATTTGTAAAAATGAAAGGCGTGCTTATAATGTCGCTACTGCTAAGGCTTTGAAGAAAGATGGTCTTGGTGTAAGCGAAATTGCGCGTCAAATGAGTCAGCGTCTTGGCAAACACATTAATGAATCTACAGTTCGTAACTGGTTTGATGAAGATGCTGAGAAAAATATGAATATTGCAAAGTCTAAAGCCGATTTCATCAAAGAGCAAGTTGATAAAAAGGGCGTCGTCGAGATTGGTGCTGGTGTTGATAAACAGCTTGGTATCACGCCGGAGATGATGAAGAAGGTCAAGTATATTCTTGACAGAGAAGGCTATGTTGTGGCTGGTGGTCGAGTTCCTCAGGTTACTAATCCTGGACAAAAGACTACAATCACAGTTGTATGCCCTCCTGGAACACCTTATAGGGTTGACAGCAATGGCCGAAAGGTCACCAAGGCTGTTTATGACTATGCAAACATCCATCCATTGATCGATGTTGATCCTATTAAAGACAAGAATGCACAAAAAAGACAGCTTGCTTATCCAGCATCTATGGACTCTAAAAGATTGATGGTTCGATACGCGGATGACGTTGGTCCTGATGGTACTAAAGGCATCGAGAAGGACGGTATTATTGAACTTAGGAGAAATGTTCCTGATTTGTCTCTTGGCGAATCCAGATATTCTCAGGTTCGAATTCTTGTGGATGGAACACATTATCTTAAAGGCATGGCTGTTTATTCAGATGATATGCCGCCAGGTGTTGATGTGGTATTTAATACCAATAAAAAGAAAGGGACACCAGCACTCGGGCCTAAAGAAAATACTGTTTTGAAGCCAATCAAAAAGGATGATCCGGAAAATCCGTTCGGTTCGCTTATTAAAGATCCTGATAAAGGAGGCCAATATTATTATAAAGATCCTAAAACAGGAGAAGAGAAGCTTGGCCTTATTAATAAGAGATCTGATCAAGGTGACTGGACTGAATGGGCCGATGCGTTGCCTGCACAGTTTCTTTCTAAGCAATCGAAGAAACTTGCAAATCAACAGCTTAAGCTTGCAATTGCAGACAAAGTTGCTGAATATGAAACTATTAGCAGCTTGACTATCCCAACTATTAAGAAACATCTTCTTAATAAATTTGCTGATGAATGCGACTCCGCAGCCGTGCATCTTAAAGCTGCAGCGTTGCCGGGACAAAAGTATCATGTTATTATTCCTGTTAATTCTCTTAAAGATAATGAGGTGTATGCTCCTGGCTATGCTCCTGGTACTAAGCTGGCTCTTATTCGTTACCCTCATGGCGGCACTTTTGAAATTCCTATTCTTACCGTAACTCATAAGAATGCGCTTGGGCAAAAGATTATCGGAAATGATTCAATTGATGCTATTGGTATTAACCATAAGATTGCGGATCGACTTTCTGGTGCTGATTTTGATGGCGATACTGTCATGGCTATTCCTACTCATGACCCTGCTGGCAAGGTAAGAATTACAGCAACACCTGAGCTTGAAGGTCTTAAAGGCTTTGATCCTAAAGTTCAGTATGGTCCTGATACTTATAAAGCTGGCACTGTCAAGCTTATGACTAAGGGTGCGACTCAGCTTGAAATGGGTAAGATTTCCAATCTTATTACTGATATGACGCTCAAGGGCGCCAATTCCGATAAACTTGCGAGAGCTGTTAGACATAGCATGGTCGTTATCGATGCCGAAAAGCATAGATTAAATTACAAGCAAAGTGAAATCGATAATGATATCGAAGGTCTAAAAAAGGAATATCAGCCAGATGGAGGAGCCGCCACCATTATATCCAGGTCAAAGAGTCCTGAGCGAGTACCAAAACGTCAGGGTAGTCCGAGAGTTAATATGAAGGGAAAGGATTACTATGATCCTACTCGTCCTGAAGGAGCTTTGCTTTGGAAGACCGCAGATGATGCCACTTATGAGAAGACCACCATCAATAAGCGTACCGGAGAGGTCAAAACAACTATTGAAACCAGGACTCAGGATAGTACTAAGATGGCCGAAACAGATGATGCCTATACTCTTACGTCCGATCCAAAGAATCCGGTACCGATGGAGCGTCTTTATGCAGATTATGCTAATAAGATGAAAGCTATGGCCAACGATGCCCGCAAGCAGGCTATGACCACCGGTAAGATTAAATATGATAGCACTGCTAAAGCTACCTATCATAATGAAGTGGAGAGCCTTATGAGAAAACTTGTAGAAGCAGAGCAAAACGCGCCAAAAGAGCGTATGGCTCAAATCAGAGCATCCTCTGAAGTGGAAGCTCGTAAGCGTGCTTATAAGGAGCAGACTGGCAAGGATATGGAAAAGGGCGATGTTAGAAAGATTGGCACAAGAGCTCTCAATAAATATCGTCAGGAAATGGGTTCTGTATCCCGTAGAGAGCGCAATATCAAGATTACAGACCAGGAATGGGCCGCTATTCAAGCTGGTGCCATTAGTGAAAGTAAGCTTGTTCGTATTCTTAATAATGCAGACATTGATGAACTTAGAGAAAGAGCGATGCCTAAGCGAACGAGCACACTTAGTGTCGCACAAAAGAATAGAATCAAAGCTTTGAGTGCATCTAATTACACATTAGCTGAGATTGCAAACAAAATCGGTGTGTCAACGTCAACAGTTTCGAAGTATTTAAAGGAGTGAGTTTGAATGGAAAAGAAATGTATGTTGACAACGTTTGACAATCCTTATGATCCATTCGAACAGTTTACTCTTTGGTTTCTGTTTGATGTTGAAAAAGGTTACAACACTTGCGAACGTTTAGCAAGAGTCGCTAACATTCCTGAAGGTTTGTCAGAAAAAGAAACAGAAGTAGCAACCGAAAAAGCGATCGATGATATGATCAAATATGACTTTCTTAACATCTATAAGAAGGTCTATAGCACCTCTAGCAGTAAGGAAATATAATATAACATAGGGGGGGTCAAATATAAACACCCCCTCCCCACATCGCGGCGGTCCTCAAAAATTCCCCGGAGGAAATTTTATATTTTTGGGTTTACCTTTATATTAATTGCCAAAGGAGGCATTCATATGAACATAACATTGGACGACGGTCGTACAGAACTTTGGCAGTGGGACACGGGCCGTAAAATTGTAGTCGACGATAAGTCTGTTTCTGAAGTTCATTTTTCAAAGTACAGCAGCAACCAGGCTATTACTAGAGAAGTGGTCAACGGAAAGGCTGAGATCCCAAATTTTCTTCTTCAGGATACGTATGCAGTAACTGTCTATGCATATTCCGGAAGCGCAGAAAATGGATACACTATGGCTGAGAAAACTTTTAATGTTGCTAAGAAGCCGAAGCCAGCTAGCTATGTTGGAACTAATGAGGATCAGACCACTCTAGCAAAATTAAAAGCCGAAATTGGTGATTTGTCCTCCTTGCAAACTACTTCGAAGAATAATCTTGTGTCGGCAATTAACGAGGTAGCTGAAAGTGGTGGAGCCGGCACGCCGGAGGACGCAGTTGAATTGCTTGCTGTAAGTGGTATTGTACAGCCTGTAGCTGATACCAATGGCAAGCTATACGTAGACGATAACGGTAAACTTTTTGTAATTTAAGGAGGGTTTATTATGGCGTATGATTTTCAGAAGTTAGCAGACGTTGAGCTGCTGGAAGAAGTGCCCGATGGCGCGAGCGCGTTTGTAGCTGTGGATGGTGTTGTTAAGCGTGTGCCAGGTTCCGGGCTTGGCGGCGGTGGCGTTGCAACGGCGATTCTTCGGTTTGCCAGCGAAAGCAATACTCCTGAGAAGGCAGTAATGAGGACAGCTTCCATACCCGTAAATAAGTTACCAATCACGTGTGACAATTACACATACGCACAAGCGAGGGCGGTACTGGAAGCGGGGGATCCGTTCGCTGCGATGATTTTTATGTCTATAAACAACATGTCGGGATGGGCTAGTTGTTCGCAGATTGTTTTATCAGATAATTGCATTTTCATGACGTTTAACGATGGTGATGAACAGACCATTTACTGGAATGCCGAAGGCTTCTTCGACAAAAAACCGAAAAATAGCAACCCGTAACAAGGCGGTGATATAATGTTTGAATATATGCATACCGTGCTTAACGGATTGAAAGCGTGGGTTATAGGCGAAGTAAACAAACTACTGTCAAAGATTGATGCTGTCGGAGCAGCTGCTAGCAGGGCGTTTAATGCGGCAACGAAAAATAAGAATGCTATTGCGTCGCTGAATAAAAAGTTGAATAATGTTGCGAACGGCGTTAATGAAGCACAGAGTACGGCAGAAACAGCACAGAGTACGGCAGAAACAGCACAGAGCACAGCAGAGACAGCGAAAAATGAAGCCCACAATGCGTTTGTTAAAGCGCAAGCGGCGGAACGTACGGCCGACGCGGCAATAGCACAATTAAATTATGACAACGGGCATTTTTACACACGCAGTGATCTTAAAACACCGCTAAATCTTAGAAGCATTATGTCTATGGGTACGTTTATGTTTTATGATTACACGCTTGGTGGTTATATAATTGCGGGTGCTGGTCTGGCAAATGAGTACCTTATTTCCGGTGTTGTTTTGCAAGGAGCTGTGCACTATATAGCATCAGATTGGCACACAAATCTAGATGACACGACATTCACGTTTCATATCCAGCAGGCCTATAATGTGATTTTACAGTCATCGACGACTAGTAGCACCAAACAATTCAAAATTACCGTCGATGACACCGGCACATTGAAGGCAACAGAGGTAACGACATAATGATCAAAACCGAAGACGAATGGGCTTAGTCCCAACAATAAGCTATCTCATTTCATATGGGATAGCATTTAAACGGGTTCATAAGGTTAATCCTAAGACTTTTTAGTCATGCTCAGCTGGTAGAGCTCCTTATTTTTCTTGTGGGTTACCTTTTTTCTCCTTTCATAGTACATCCTTTCTTCCACCTTATGAGCCCCTTTAAGTGCTATCCTGTTTCAATATTTTTTAAAGAAAGGAGCAGAGCACATGCTATACATAAAAGACGATGGAACTATCAGATTGACTAGAGGTGACACAGCTCGCCTCACGATTCCAATAATAAACTCAGCAAGTAATGATGAATACGTCATGCAAAGTGGTGATGTTCTTTTCTTTACAGTAAAGAAAAGTGCCAAAGACACAAACTATCTATTCCAGAAAGAATCAACTGGAACTAATGCAATACATATAAAGCCGGAGGATACCGATAATCTTTCATTTGGTAAGTACAAGTACGATGTTCAGCTGACAACTGCATCTGGCGATGTCTATACGATTATAGAACCGTCAGTGTTTGAAATTATGGAGGAGATTACGTAATGAGCAAATCCATCGTAGTCGAAGAAGGAGTTCTTGCTGGTAAAATTGGGTCTGAAGGAACACTTTTTGGTTCTATAGTTTCAGAAGGAGCTCTTAATGGGTCGCTGTCGATGCCTATCGGCTACGAAGACCATCCTGGATCTTGCAAAGTTACATCAGAAGGGACTCTTACTGGTAAAATTGGGTCTGAAGGAATACTTTCTGGATCTATAGTTTCGGAAAGAGCTCTTAGAGGATCGTTGTCGATGCCTATTGGCTACGAGGATTATACTGGTCCTTATGAAGTTACGCCAAAAGTCGAATCGCAGTCTTTAAGAACTGAAGATAAACATATGACGCACGACGTAACAATTGAGCCTATTCCTTATTACGAAGTCAGCAATCAAAATGGAAAAACAATAATCATTGGGGGTAATTAGCCATGGCAGATAATCAGCATGTTAATAAAGTAGTATACGGAAATACAGTTCTCATTGATCTTACTGCGGACACAGTTACCGCCGATAAGATTCTTGCAAGTTATACGGCGCATGACGCAACCGGTAACACCGTTACTGGTACCTGTGATTTCGATGTGAATTCTCAGGATGCTAACGTCAAGGTCGCTGAAATTTTGAACGGTAAAACTGCATATGCAAGAGGAACTAAGCTCGTCGGCACAATGCCGAATAATGGCTCTGTTTCTCTTACAATTTCGAATATTGACGATTCTGTTTCAATTGCTCAGGGTTATCACGATGGCAGCGGTAAGGTTTCTATTCTCGACACCGAGAAAGCTAAACTTATTGCTGCTAATATTAAACAGGGGATTACTATCCTTGGTGTAACTGGTACGCTTGAACCGTCAAGTAGTGTGAAAGTTCATGCAAAAACTGTTACTCCAAAGACGACCAGCCAAACCATTCTTCCTGGTGAAGGATATGACTATCTTTCTCAGGTGGATGTTGCTGCGATTCCTTATGTCGAGACCGATAATTCTGCAGGTGGAAAAACCGTAACTATCGCTGGCGAGGGTTGATCCAATGGGCGTTAGTAAAGTTGACTTTGGGAGAACGACGCTCATTGATTTAACTGAAGACTCTGTAGACGCAGCCAGTTTGCTAAGAGGCAAAACTGCGCATAACAGAGCTGGCGATAAAGTTAATGGAACTCTCGATGTCGTCTCGGTGCATGTCGGAAGTGGCATACCATCAGCGGATTTAGGATCTGATGGCGACATCTATCTAGACATGGGGTGACATATGGCCACTGTAGTAACAAAGGAACTTAACATAACCGTTTATAATGCCAAGATTTACTGCGTCGCAGATCACTTGGATTTAGCCGATCAAACATATGCGTTCAAGAAGTATTTCAACGGTAGTACAGACGGCTATGCAACTCTTAATAACATTGCCAAGAACGCTATATTTCCATCTGCGTCCGCACGGCCATTCAAAGCTGATTCTGAAATAAGCTGTTCTAGAAGTGCCGGCATATGTATCGTAGCGCTTCAGTTTAATGGTACTGATATTCATTCAGAGTCGTTTACATCTATTACTCAGAAAGTAAAGAGCAAGAGTGGCATTACCGATGCAGCACTTACTAGCAGCACTCGGTCCACACAAATTCGTTGGCATATTCATGGCAAAAATGGTGATTCGCAGCGTGTAAAGCATACTATACTAAAGCTATATTTTAACCAGTATACTATGCAGGCAATCGGAGATGGAGTTGCGACTGCAACAGTGTCGAATGCATCTCCATATCAAGGTGACAGCGTTATTTTTTCAGCGGTTGTCCCAAATGGCGTGGCTTGGCTCGGCTGGTACTCGGACCCTGCCTGCACTATATTAGTCAGCACAGATCAAAGTTATTCAGTTAGTCCGGAGTCTGATCTTACACTGTATGCCAAGGCTACAAAAACAAAAGTTGGGTCTGGCGTATATTTGAAACGTTCCGGTGCATACTCCGAAGCATCTTCGGTATATAAGAAACAAAACGGAGTTTGGTCCAAGATTGATAAATCATCCATTGATCAAACTAAGAAGTATAAACTCATTCAGTAAGGAAGAAAGGAGGCAGGACAATGGCAAAAGCTAAAAGCAGCCAGTCTTCTGGAAATGCTCGCCCGATGCGGCCGGCTCTTACTCCGGAAGCTAGACAGAATCAACTAATAGCTTTAGCGACAGATCTTGTTGAGAAAAGATTGATTGAAGGAACTGCCTCTTCTCAAGAGACAACCCATTTCCTTAAGTTAGCAACTCAGGAAGCTAAACTCAAGGTTAAAATATTAGAGAAGCAGGAAGAACTCATCTCTGCCAAGACCGAATCTATTAAATCTAGCCAAAGAACAGAGGAGCTTTACAGAGATGCTATCATTGCTATGCGGAAGTATAGCGGTGGAGGAACTAATGAAGATTTTTAAAAGATACTCTGAATTGATTACGCTCCCGACGTTTGAAGAACGGTTCAATTATCTTAAACTGAATGGCTCGGTTGGAAGAGACACCTTTGGGTTTGACAGGGTATTTAATCAAATGTTTTACAGTTCGCTTGAATGGAAACAATGCAGAGATAAGGTTATTGCCAGGGATCTAGGATGCGATCTCGGGATCCCTGGCCATGAAATCTCTGGGCAGAGAGTTATTATTCATCATATGAACCCTATGACTCTCGAGGATCTTGAGAAGAGGACTGAGATATTATTGGATCCAGAGTATTTAATTACCACTATCCATTCTACTCATAACGCAATACACTACGGCGATTCGAATCTATTGGCTTCGGATCCAATTGAACGAAGAAAGAACGATACATGCCCTTGGCGGCATTAAATCAAAATATAAAATTATGTGAAGGGGGTCAGGCATTATATGCGCACTCTTAAATTTAATGTTAAAGGCCAGATTTTAAGAGCAGACGAGAAATGCAACTTCGAAAACATCGTTGCCGGCAGCAAGAATTACCTGGTTGCCGAATTTAATTTCGACAGGGAGTGGCTCCCTTATAAAAAGGCTGCGGTTTTCATCAACGAGGGTGTTGAATATCCGGTGCTTATCGATGGAAACAAATGCATTATCGATAGTAATGCTCTTACATCGACTTGGTTCTACGTCTATGTCGTAGGCAAGAATGGTAATGAACGAATTAACACAACATCTGTCGGAGTAAGGCAGGTGCTTAGATAATGGCTAATCTCGATGATATTTTACTGGGTTCTAATGCTACGGTAGCCTGCACAATAGATGGAGTGACTAGGCAGATTTCCGTCCCAGACGATTTGAAGGAATTCGGTGTCGAATCTGATGAGGATGTCACTCGTATTCCATTTATATGCCCAAAGGTTGTTGGCGACAACATTGATTTATCGACCTTTACGATCAACATTAATTACATTAACGCAGCCGGGTTTCCTGGTGTGTATACTGTTTCCGATTTGCAAACTAGTGGAAGCAACATTACATTTTCTTGGCTGCTATCCAGAGATGTTATGGCGAGAGCTGGAACAGTTCGCTACATTATCTGCGCTAAGAAAAAGAATGCCAAACAGGAAACTGTTAATGAATGGAATACCAAAATCGCCAGCGGTAATGTCGCCTCTGGTATTGAAACTACTTAAGAAGGGCGGTGGGCAAGTATGTCTTTGGTTGACGATATTCTTACTATGAACGGCGTGGAATCTCGTTGTTCTATTAATGGCGACACCCGTGATATTGTCGTTCCTGATGAATACCATATTTTCGGTGTCGAGTCCGATGAGAATGTGACACGAATACCGTTTATTTGCCCGAAGATCGTTGGTGATAACGTTGATCTCACGGGCTATTCTCTATACATTAATTATATTAATGGTGCTGGACTTGGCGGAATTTATGTAGTTGACGACGTAGTGACAAGCGGAGACAATATCACATTCTCGTGGCTATTGTCTAGGAATGTCACGGCAAAAGCCGGCACGGTAAGTTATATTATCTGTGCTAAGAAGTCTGGAACAGATACCAAGGTAACAAACGAATGGAACACTAAGATCGCCACAGGAACTATTAGTTCCGGAATTGAAACGTATGATACGGTGGTCCAACAGAGTTCAGATGTAATCAACAAACTTCTGAAACTTACACAGGGGCAATCCGCTTACGACATTGCTATCGATAACGGCTTTGTCGGAACTAAAGCTGAATGGCTTGAATCACTCAAAGGCGAGGAAGGCACAAAAGGTGATAAGGGTGACGACAGTCTAACATTTGTCAATAGTTATAATGACCTTCCATCTCTTTCGGAAGCCAATCTCGGGATCTTATATTATTGTAAGACCGGCGGAATCCTATACATGGTTAATGCCGATAAGAGCGCGTGGATTGAGATCCCATACGGTATGAGCTTTACGAGTGGGTATGTTGATGACACTGGATATTTGCATTTACAGTTAAATGGTGAAGATATTGAGGGCTTTACGCCTTTCTTTGTCGGCTTCAGCGGAAGCGGCGGAGGAGGCGGCGGTGGTGGATCATCTGCAAGCTATTCTGTTACTTTGAAGAACTCTCTTGACACTAGAAGCATTACCGTTCCTAGTGGTGTTGCTGCAAATCTTAAGTTCAAGTACACATCTTTAGATTCCGATGAATCTGATGATGGATCTGGCAACGGAACTGTGACTGTGAACGGAACCACAGTAGCATCTATCAGTATACCGCAGGGCGAGAATACTCTTGATGTTAGCAGTTATTTAACTGCTGGAACTAACACTATTAAGATTAAGGTTGAGAACTCCGAGGGAACTTCCAGAACATTGTCTTATACTGTAATTGTTGTCGAGTTATCCATCACTTCGAATTTTGATGATACGCTCATTTATAGTGATGCAATTACATTCAAATACACGCCTTACGGTTCAGTTGATAAGACCGTGAATTTCTTTGTTGATGGAGAAGCGGCTGGAACTGAAAGCGTTTCATCTTCTGGCCGCCAGTTGACAAAGATCTTTCCGGCTATGTCTCATGGGGTGCACACAATAAAAGTTTATGCGACGGCCGTTATGGACGGAAATACGATTACTAGTAACGTTCTGACATACGACATCGTTTGTATTCAAAATGGTCAGACTTCTGTTATTATTGCGTCTTCTTATACTAAAGAGACGGCAACTCAAGGTGAACTCGTTACTATCCCCTTTATGGTTTACGATCCGTCCAGTCAGACTTCTACGGTCACTCTTACAATCAAATCTGGGTCTGAAACATATTCTACTCAGACTAGAAGTGTTGGCCGAGCACAAGAGACTTGGAGTACCAGAAAGTATCCGACTGGATCAGTGACTTTCGAGATTGCTTGCGGTAACATCACTAAGTCGCATACAATAACTGTTACTGCTAGCACAGTGAATGTCCAAGCTGTTACGAATGACCTTGAACTATATTTGTCATCTGCTGGCAGATCGAATAGCGAAAGTGACCCGAGTATCTGGAAGAGCGGAGATATTACTACAACATTTACAAACGTCAACTGGAATACTACCGGATGGATTGAGGACAGCGAGGGCGATACTGCGCTTAGATTGTTTGGCGGTGCGACTGCCGAAATTGCGTTTAAGCCATTCGCGACTGACTTCCGTACCTACGGTAAGACTATTGAGATTGAGTTCGAGGTTCGAGACGTCAATAATCGTGATGCTGTTGTCTTGTCCTGTCTTAATGGCGGCATTGGCATCCAGATCACGTCTGATCGTGCTGTGATGACTAGTGAACAGAGCTCTATTGAGTGTCGGTTTGCCGATGAGGAGAAGTTGAGGGTTTCCTTTACAGTTGAAAGTAGAAACGAGCACCGTCTTATGTCGATCTATCTCAACGGCATTTTGTCCGGCGCATGCCAGTACCCGGATAATGATAACTTCCAGCAGGGTAGTCCTGTGAATATTACGATTGGATCTTCGCTGTGCGGCATTGACGTCTATACGATCAGATCTTATACAACAGCCTTGTCTTATTCTGAGATTCGCGATAACTATATCGCTGATACAACCGATGTTGGCAAGAAACTTGAGCTGTACAATGCTAATAAGATTTATGACGATTACGGCAATCTATCTTACGATCTTGTTAAATCTCAGATTCCGGTAATGACCATTATTGGAACTTTACCGACTGCAAAAGGTGATAAGAAGTCTGTCAGGATTGTCTATGAAGATCCTTTTAATCCTTCGTTGAACTTCGACACTGCCAATGATGACGGTGATTGCACGATTGATGTACAGGGCACTTCGTCGCAGTGGTATGTCCGCAAAAACTGGAAGTTAAAGTTTAAGAATGAGCATACCCATGTTACCGGAATGCTCCCTGCCAAGGTGTTCTGTATGAAGGCAGACTATGCCGAGGCGACTGGCACGCACAACACGCAAAATGCAAACCTGATCGGAACACTCTACCAGACGAAAACGCCGCCGCAGGAGACGGATGCGCGCGTTCGCACAACAGTCTACGGCTTCCCATGTGTTATTTACCATAAGGCAACTGAGAGCAGCGCTCCGGTCTTTAATGGTAAGTATAATTTCAACTATGACAAGGGCGCGGAGAATGTGTACGGCTTTTCTGCTGATTATCCGAATGCTGAATCGTGGGAGTTCTGCAATAATACTTCTGATGCATGCCTGTTTCATGGTCAGATCGGGTCAGAGTGGGGCGATGACTTTGAGGCTCGCTATCCCGATGGTGACCAAGACATCCAGTACTTTAAGACCATGCACGACTGGGTTGTGTCCACGTATCAGGCGGGGGCGACCGGCGCGGCGCTCGCGGCAAGCTACACGGATGCGGACGGCACCGTGCACACGACGGACAATGCGGCGTACCGTCTGGCGAAGTTTAAGAAGGAGTTCACTGATCACTTCGATAAGGACTTCTGTCTGCTCTATTACATTTACACGTTCGTGATGCTCATGGTCGACCAGCGCGCGAAGAATATGTTCCTCACGACGTGGGACCGCGTGCACTGGCAGCCGTGGTTCTATGATAATGATACCTGTCTTGGTATTAACAACGAGGGTGCGCTGGTGTTCGATTACTATCACGAGGACGGCGACCAGCTCTACGGTTCGAACGTTTACAACGGCGCAACCTCGACCCTGTGGGTAAACTTCAAAATGGCATTTGCTGATGAGATCAAAGCATTGTACCAGTCTCTGCGAAATAATGGAAAGCTGACTCCTGAAGTGGTCTATCAGTATTTCATTACGAACGGAGCTAAAAAGTGGTCTGAATCGATCTACAATGAGGATGCAGTCTTTAAGTATGTTTCCATGCTTATTAGCGATAACGATGCTACTAACCTGGATCAGATTAGAGGTTCCGGCGAGTCCCATCTGCGTTACTTCATTGAGAATCGTTTTAAGTATTGCGACAGTAAATGGTACACTGCTGACTATGCTAATGACTATATTTCTCTTCGAATTTATACTCCTGTAGATGGCAGTGGTGCGCCTAAGACTGGCTTGGCAGTTACACCGAATGCAAACATCAAGGTCACGCCGTTCTCGAACATGTACGTCGGAGTGCGCTACAAGGCAAACGGTACACTCCAGCAGAAGCGAGCCACTAAGAATACCGAGACAACTTTCACGGCACCGAGTGAGGTATTCAACGACACCGAGACCGCTATCTACGGCGCGTCTGAGCTGTCGAGCATCGGAGACCTTGCACCGCTGTACTGCGGCTCGGTCAACGTGTCGAAGGCCACGAAGCTGACGAAGCTGAAAGTCGGCGACGCGAAGAGCGGCTACAGCAACACGAACCTCACGTCGTTGTCTGTTGGCACGAATAAGCTGCTGAAAACCATCGACGTGCGCAACTGCCCGAATCTCACTGCGCCGTTAGCTCTAAGCAATTGCCCAGGTATCGAGGAGATTTATGCAACTGGCACGGCTATCACAGGCGTGGAGCTGCCTCCGAGTGGCTATTTGAAGAAGATCTACCTCCCGAATACCATCACGAACCTGACACTGCGCAACCAGACGCACATCGAGACTTTCTCCTGCGCAGGATACACGAACCTCACGACGCTGCGCATTGAAAACTGCGTGAACGTCCCGATCGCGACGATCGTGAACGCAGCAACGAACCTGAGCCGAGTGCGCCTGCTGGATATGAGCCTGACGTGCGACGACGAGACTCTCATCAATAAGCTCATGGCCTGCGGCGGCTTGGATGAGACCGGAAACAACACCGAGAAGTCGATCATTACTGGGACTCTTCATATCAAAACTGTTGCCCCGTCACAACTGGCCGAGATCCAAGCCTATTATCCGAATTTGACCGTGACATATGATACATTAAAGAAAGAACATACCGTGACATTTAAGAACTGGGACGGCACCGTGCTTGATACACAGAAGGTCGTGGAATATGGCGATGCGGTTGACCCGGTTACTTCTGGGCGTATCCAAACGCCGACAAGGCCAGCGGATGCACAGTACACCTATACTTATTCCAGTTGGAGCTCGCCGTTTACAAATGTGGCGGCCGACCGGACAATCTCTGCACAGTACACCGCCACGGTCCGAAGCTACACGATCCGCTTTCTGAACGGTACGTCGGTGCTGCAATCCAGCGAGGTCGAGTACGGAGCAACACCGACATACAGCGGCACGACACCGGAGGGAAGCAATGGTACCATTTTCGCCGGATGGAGCCCGGAAATTACCGTCGTGACCGGCGCGCAGGACTACGTAACACAGTTCGTGGAACTCACGGTCCCTTCGGCCGTGAAGGCGTTTGCAGAATGCTCGTGGGCAGAGATCAAAGCGGTCGCTGTAAACGGGCACAAGAACGCCAGCAACCAGTGGTGCATCACGAGAAACGGCGTAGAAGAAGTCTGGTGGGACATTGGGGATGAGAAGGATATCACGCTCTCGGACGGAGAGACGATCACACTCCAGATCTATGACTTTCTGCATGACGACAAAACGGACGGCACAAAAGCGCCACTAACGATTGGCATGAAGCACCTGATGGCGAACACTGTAGATGCTACCAATAGCGATGGTCTAAATGGTTGGGAACATAGCAAAATGCGGACGGTGGTGCTGCCGGCGATTCTGGAAAAGCTTCCGAGTGCGCTTCGGGCGACGATCTCTACAGTCAATAAGAAAACAACAGCAGGCAACCAATCGACTGATATTGTGACAACAGCGGACATGTTGTTCCTGTTTTCCTCGGTCGAGGTGCACTGCTCGGAAGGGTCAGAGTATAGTAAAGAAGGTACAGCATACCCTCTGTTCACATATGATGACTCACGAGTAAAAAAAAAAGGCAAATGGTAGTGGTTCGGCAAGTAGCTGGGTTCTCCGGTCTCCGCATTTAAAATATACATGGGCTATATGGGTCATCGGATCCGGTGGAAACAAGCTCCTCGGCTCTTACTCCTTGAAAGATGCTGTCTGCTTCGGCTTCTGCATTTAATCGGAGGTGATCAAAATGGCATATAAAATTCTTTTAAACACGACCGTCATAGACGCACAGAAGACACTCAACTATGTCTACTGGCAGGTAAAGAATCATCTCCTGCTCGTTGGCCGTTCCGACTTTGCCAACGGCATCGTTTCCTCCGACGGAAGCACGGTGTGGCATCTCGACGGCTACCCGGAGTTCCCGGAGGGCAGCTACGAAACCGTGAAGGCTGCGGAAATCACGGACGAGGAATATGAGGAGCTGGTCAAGCAGCTCGAGATCGGCACGGTGGAAGAACCGGAAGACCCGGACACCGGTGAGACGGTCATGTCGGCGCAGGAGATGCGCGGCAAGATCCTCACACTGGAGGACGAGCTGGCGGCAGCGAAAATCTTGCTGGGGGTGGAGTGATGACACTGAAAGAACTGGCGGTGAAGCTCCGCCCCATTATCGAGCAGGCGGCGCAGTCGCTGGACGATGAAACGGCACTCGAGGCCGTGGCCCTGTATCCGGCATGGAAAGCGGACACGCAATACACAAAGGGGACTCGCCTGAAAGACGGCGAGACCCTTTACAAGGTGTTGCAGGACCACACGAGCCAAACCGGCTGGGAGCCGCACAACGCCCCGTCACTGTTTGCGAAAGTTCTGCCGGGGCAGGAAGGAACCGCCATCGGCGAATGGCAGCAGCCGGACAGCACGAACCCCTACAAGAAGGGCGATAAGGTCAAGCACAACGGCAAGACGTGGGAGTCCGAGATCGACACGAACGTCTGGGAGCCTGGTGTTTATGGGTGGAAGGAAATTCAAGAATGAGCACATTAAACATTTACTCTGAGCCAGATTTTAATTCAGATATTGTATGCACATTAGAATTACCAACTCAGTTAGTAATTTCAGAAGAGGAATCAACAGAGTCATTCTATAAAGTTTATACCGAGTTTGGCTTAGCTGGTTTTTGCGAAAAGAGTGTCTCTGTTGATTCTGAGATTTCTGAAGAAGGTGCTAGAACATTTACATGAAGGAGGATTCAAAATGGAAACTAGTATTTTGGATTCTATTAAAAAACTTCTTGGAATACCATCTGAAGCTACAGAATTTGATACTGATATTCTGATTCATATCAATTCTGTATTTTCTATACTTACTCAACTTGGCGTTGGTCCTTCAAGCGGATTTAGCATCGAGGACTCTTCCGCCGAGTGGTCTGACTTTATTGGAGATGATGCTAGACTCTCTGAAGTTAAGTCTTTCGTATATTTGAAAACCAGGCTTTTGTTTGATCCTCCTGCTAGTTCCGCTGCAATGGATGCCATGAATCGTATGGCGAGCGAATTGGAGTGGCGAATCAACGTTTCAGTTGATCCCAAGGAGGCATGATTCATGGCAAAAGGAACACCGTTAGTGGTGAAAAGAAAATGCTGTGAAATGAAAGAAGCCGGGATGAACAGCCATGAGATTTACGACTCATATTACAAGCATGAAGTCGAAAATCCAATGACTCGTCGTTCATTTAGGACAGTTCTTGTCAGGTGGGCTAAAAAGAACTATCCTGATGATACAACTCTTGAATGCGGAACTTATGAAGGTTTTGTTGCTCATGATGCAACTGTGCAGGTGGCAGCGAATGGAGAGATTATTCAAGCGTGGATTAAACAACACGCTGAAACTCTCGACCCTGAAGAATTTTTGGCCGCTATTAAAACCGCAGTTCAAAAATATGAGTACGTAAAGCCTTCATTTAAAGATTCCAGAAACATGCTCGAGATTTCGCTTTTCGATATGCATTGGGGAATTGCCTTTATGGATTATTACAAATCGGTCCTTGATGATGTCTTAGAGATAATTACCAGTCATCACTGGGATAAGATCGTGATTCCATTCGGGCAAGACTTCTTTCATAACGATAGTATTATCAATGGGCTAACAACAAGAGGGACGTGCGTTGAAAAAGTGGATATGGTCCGAGCCGTTAAAGACGGACAGCAGTTCATGTACGCTATTATCGATGCCGCTTTAGAAAACGCAGAAGAAGTTAAAGTTATCTACACTCCTGGCAACCATGATCAGAGCATATCTTGGATGTTCATGCAAACTCTTTTGGCCAGATATGGCGACGCTATAATTGATGATTCTTTAGAGTTTCGTAAGGTTATTAGCTATGGAAGCAATGCTATAATGATTACCCATGGCGATGCTAAGAAAACAACTGCTAGAACTTTGGCCCACATTTTTCCAGTAGCATTTCCAAAAGAATTTGCGGACGCAACGATTCGCGAAGTTCACGCCGGCCATCTCCATCACGAAGGAGAAGCCGATATATATGGTGTAATGGTTAGAAGATTATCGTCTGGAGGAATTACTGACAAATGGTCTGACAGAGAAGATTTTATTGGGGCCCATAAGAGATTTATGCTATTTGAGTGGAGCGCCGATAAACTCAAGGCGATTCACTATATTTAACATAAAATTTTGGGAGAGAAATCAAAATGGAAAGACTACAACTTGTTCTTAGTATTGTGAACATTTCTTTTACTATTGCATTAAGCGCGATTGCGCTTTTTAAACCTTTACGAAAAAAGTTTCTTGGAATGCATGCTGTCGAAGATGGTCAGAAGTGTCTTCTGAGAGCTGATATGCTTCGGCTCTATTACAACCATCGTCAAGACCAGTCTGTTCGACAGTACGAATACGAAAATTTCATTTATGAATACAACGCCTATAAAGCATTAGGGGGAAACTCATTCATTGACAAAATCTACTTAGAGATTCAGGGATGGGAAGTCCTTAGCTGAAAGGAGGACTAATTATGGAGCCTAATACCTATTCAAGCGAACTCTACCACCATGGCGTACTCGGTATGAAATGGGGAGTTCGTAGATACCAGAACAAAGATGGCTCACTTATTAATAAGAAGCGAACAACTTCAAGCTCCGCCGAAGGTCGTAAACCGGCGGCAAAAAAGAAAACCAAAGCTAAAACCAAGAAGTCTTCTAAACCGAAAATTGCGAAGCCTAAGAAGAAGCGCCTTAGTGAAATGACAGATGCTGAGATTAATGAGCGTTTAGAAAGAATGGCTCTTGAGAAAAAGTATCGTGATGCACAGAGGGAAGAAATGGCACAAAGTCGAGGAAAAAAGTTTGCAATGGACTGTCTTGAAACCATCGGTAAAAATGTCATTACTAATCTCGGAACTCAGGCCGGAAACCATATTGTCGGTAATGCCATAAATCGACTTGCCGGTGTCTCGTCAGACGATGCAAACAAACGTATCGTCAACCCCCAGAAGGGACAGTCTGACAAAAAGTAAGGCGGCGTAAAATGTCATTATCGAATACTGCTACTCCAATTTATTATGGCCAGTTTAGGGATGCTGTTATCAGAGGCGAGATTCCGGTTAATCGTGAAATTTCAATGGAGATGAACCGAATCGATGATCTCATTGCAAATCCAGGAATCTGGTATGATGACGAGGCCATTAATGGTTTCATCGCATTCTGCGAAAATGAGTTAACATTGACAAATGGTGAAGACCTTCATTTACTCGACTCATTTAAGCTCTGGTCAGAACAGATTTTCGGTTGGTACTACTTTGTTGAACGAAGTGTTTATGTTCCGTCTCCGGATGGGCATGGCGGGCATTACGAAAAGAAACGTATTAAGAAGCGCCTCGTTAACAAGCAATATCTGATAGTCGCTCGAGGCTCGGCTAAGTCAATGTATGCGTCTTGCATTCAGAATTACTTTCTAAACGTTGATACCTCAACCACGCATCAGGTAACGACCGCACCAACGATGGCCCAGGCAGAAGAGGTTATGTCTCCAATTCGAACTGCCATTACAAGGGCTAGAGGTCCATTATACAAGTTTTTGACTGAAGGATCTCTTCATAACACAACTGGATCAAAAGCAAACCGCTGCCAGTTAGCATCGACAAAGAAAGGAATTCAGAACTTTCTTACTGGTTCCATACTTGAGGTCAGGCCGATGTCGATTGACAGACTTCAGGGTTTACGAGTTAAGGTAGCAACGGTTGATGAATGGCTTTCTGGTGATGTTAGAGAAGATCCGATAGGAGCACTTGAGCAAGGTGCAGCTAAGGAGCAGGGATCGGCTGAAAATAATGACTATTTAATCGTTGCTATTAGTTCAGAAGGTACTGTCCGAAATGGAAGCGGCGATACAATCAAAATGGAATTATCTGATATCCTTAAGGGCGAGTATTATAACCCGCATGTGTCTATTTGGTGGTACAAATTGGATGACATTGAGGAAGTTAACAACCCTGATATGTGGTTAAAGGCAAATCCAAATCTTGGAAAGACTGTTACTTACGAGACATATCAGCTTGAAGTAGAACGAGCCGAGAAAAACCCAGCAGCAAGAAATGATATTCTTGCTAAGCGTTTTGGAATCCCGATGGAAGGCTATACTTATTATTTCACTTATGAAGAAACCCTTCCTCACCGTAAACGGGAATTCTGGAAGATGCCTTGCGCTCTTGGGGCGGACCTTTCTCAGGGTGACGACTTCTGTGCCTTTACTTTCTTGTTCCCGCTTTCCAATGGTAGCTTTGGTGTAAAGACTCGTAACTATATTACTGAGTTGACGCTTATGAAACTTCCAGCAGCAATGCGGACAAAGTATGATCAGTTCATGAAAGAGGGCAGTCTTGTTGTTATGCCAGGAACTGTTCTCGACATGATGGAAGTTTATGAAGATCTCGACAATCATATTTCAGAAAGAGAGTATGATGTTCGCTGCTTCGGATTCGACCCTTACAATGCTAGAGAGTTTGTCGAGCGTTGGGAACGAGAGAATGGTCCGTTTGGCATTGAGAAGGTTATTCAGGGCGCAAAGACCGAGTCTGTCCCACTTGGAGAGCTCAAGAAATTATCCGAAGAGAGAATGCTTTTGTTCGACGAAGATCTGATGACCTTTGCTATGGGCAACTGCATTACTATTGAGGATACTAATGGCAACCGTAAGCTACTTAAGAAGCGCTACGATCAAAAGATTGACGCTGTGGCAGCTATGATGGATGCCTATATTGCATTTAAACTCAACAGAGAAGCATTCGAATAAGGAGGTATATCAATGGAATATTATGGATACCAAGTCTACAATCGAAACGATATACGGCATTGGAAGTATATAAAGCGCGAACGAGTTAATGGCAAGTGGCGATATTATTATGACGATCCTGAGTATCGGAACGCATTAAATAGATATAATTCAGCTAAATCGAACACCACATCCATAGCATTTAAGCGCGCAGCAAGTAGAGCTAATTACGATGATGCAACTAAAAGAGTGTTGCAAGACTGGACACGGTCCAAGGATGGTAAAAAATATACTTGGAATGCAACTCCGCAATCTATGAGTAACGACCGAACCTGGCGGAAAGCAAAACAAAAATATTTAGAGTATGATCGGCTCCTTAAGATTGCACAAGCAGAGGAAGAAAAAGCTCGTAAAAAGTATAAGAAGATCAAGCTTAGTTCAGCTCCGAGACGAGTTATCGCTAAAGGTGCTTCTGCAGTTGCTAATTTTATTTCTAAGTATTCGAAGTGAAGTGCCTTTAATTCGTAGAGCTGGGAATAATCTCCAATGAAGGAGGAAAATCAAAATGGAACAATCTTTTGCGTCCAGGCTTAAGCACGCCTGGAATGTTTTCCGAAGTCGAGACCCGACTGCTGAATTCATGGATGCTGGAGCATCATATTACAATCGTCCTGATCGCCCAAGATTCACGCGTGGCAACGAGCGATCTATAACCACTTCGGTTTTAAATAGAATTGCTCTAGATGCATCTGCCATTGACATTCTTCACGTTCGTCTCGATAATAATGGGAGATTTTTAGAAGAAATCAATTCTGGTCTTAATAATTGCCTCGCATTGAGTGCTAATACTGACCAAACAGGCAGGGCGTTTAAGCAAGATGTCGTTATGTCAATGCTTGATGAGGGCTGCGTTGCAATTGTTCCGACGGATACTACGGTGAATCCTAAGGTTACTGATTCGTATGACATTGAAACCATGCGTGTTGGAAAAATCATTCAGTGGCGTCCGCAGCATGTGCAGGTTCGACTTTACAATGAACAAACAGGAAAGAAAGAGGAAATCTGGCTTCCTAAGAAGATGGTGGCCATTGTGGAAAATCCTCTTTATGCTGTTATGAACGAGCCTAACTCAACTATGCAGAGATTGATTCATAAGCTCGGTCTTCTTGATATAACAGATGAGCAGACTGCATCTGGTAAACTCGATCTTATCATCCAGTTACCATACGTAATAAAGACGGACGCTCGTCGACAGCAAGCTGAGAACCGAAGAAAAGATATAGAAATGCAGTTGGCCGGATCTAAGTATGGCATTGCTTATACTGATGGAACTGAAAAGATCACTCAACTTAATCGTTCGCTCGATAATAATCTTATGAAGCAAGTTGAGTATCTTACAAACCAACTGTATAGTCAACTTGGTATTACACAGACGATTCTTGATGGTACTGCAGACGAAAAGACTATGCTTAATTACTATAGCCGTACTATCGAGCCAATCGTTTCTGCGATTGCCGATGAAATGAAACGAAAGTTTCTTACTAAAACTGCGCGTACTCAGAATCAGTCGATCGAGTTCTTCAGAAATCCGTTCAAACTGGTTCCGGTTAATGATATTGCTGAGATCGCTGATAAGTTCACTCGCAATGAGATCATGACGTCTAATGAAATCCGACAAATTGTTGGAATGAAGCCGTCTGATGATCCTAAGGCTGATGAATTGCGCAACAGCAATATTGCGGAAACAAAAGAAGACCCCGGCATGTATAAAGAGTACATGAAAAATTTAGAAGAAGGAGGATAAAATCAAAATGGAAAATTTCGATTTTAGCGGGTGGGCTACCAAAGCAAATCTCAAATGCTCTGATGGCAGAGTTATCATGAAAGATGCTTTTAAGCACAATGATGGTCAGACTGTTCCGCTTGTTTGGAATCATCGCCATGATGATCCAAATGAGATTCTTGGTCACGCTCTTCTTGAAAATCGTGATGAAGGCGTTTATGCATATTGTACATTTAATGACACAGAATCTGGCAAGACAGGTAAGCTGCTTGTTCAGCATGGCGACATTGTGTCTCTCTCCATTTTTGCAAACCAGCTTAAACAGAATATGTCGAATGTTATTCATGGTAATATTAGAGAGGTGAGCCTTGTGCTTGCGGGTGCGAACCCCGGCGCATCTATTGAAACCGTAATTAAGCATGGTGAGGAATGTGAAGAGGAAGCCGAAATTTTCACTGGCGAGAATATCACAATTTTTCATAGTGATGAAAATAATGAATCGGAGGAAAAATCTGACATGAATGAAAATAATGAAGCTCTTGAGCATTCTGATGAAGAGACTATTAGCGATGTGTTTGACACGCTTACTGAGAAACAGAAAAAGGCCGTCTATGCGATGATTGGTTATATCGTTGACAGCGAGAAAGATGAAGATGAAGATGACAGCGATGAAATGAAACATTCTGAGGGAGGAAACGAAATGAAGCATAATGTTTTTGACACTGATGGCATGCAGGACGAGAACGTCCTGACCCACTCCGATCTCGACCAGATTGTCGAGCTCTCCAAGACCCCGAGTATCGGCAGCTTTAAGCAGGCTCGTATGATCTACGAGAATGAGAATAAGCTGCAGCATGATGCTTTCGATGCTGAGACGATGGACATGCTCCTTCCGGAGTATAAGTACATCGATCCGATGGAGCCGAAGATTCTCTATCCTGATGACACTTGGGTGTCCAGTGTTATCAACGGTGTTCATAAGTCTCCGTATAGTCGCATTCGCACCCGTCGTGCTGATGCTCGCCAGGCCGAGCTGAAGGCCATGGGTTACCAGAAGAAGGGTGACTACAAGAAGGAGATGAAGCAGATCCAGCTGCTTGGTCGTACTCATGATGCTCAGACCGTCTACATCAAGGACAAGATCAATCGTGATGACGTTCTCGATATCACTGATTTCGATATTGTTGCTTACCAGTGGAAGATTATGCGTCATACCATGGATCAGACTCTGGCTCAGGCTATCCTGATCGGCGACGGTCGTGAAGACACTGATCCCGATAAGATCAAGGAAGATCATATCCGCCCGATCTGGCATGATGATGAGCTGTACTGCATCCATCAGGATGTCGATATCGCTGGCCAGAAGGCGAAGCTTCAGGGCACCGATACCGCGAAGAGCTTCGGCGACAACTATGTCTATGCTGAGGCCGTTATCGAGGCGGCTCTGTATTCCCGTGAGAAGTACAAGGGCTCTGGCAACCTGACCTTCTACTGCACGCCGCATCTGCTCAACGTGATGCTGCTTGCTCGTGACCTGAACGGCCGTCGTATTTACTCCTCTAAGGCAGATCTGGTCGCGGCTCTGAACGTTCGTGATATTCAGACCATTGAGCAGTTTGAGGGCCTGACTCGCCAGACTTCCGAAGGCAAACATAAGAAGCTCCTTGGCCTGTTTGTCAACCTGGCTGATTACCAGCTTGGCTGCGTTAAGGGCGGCGAGATTACGAAGTTTGATGATTTCGATATCGACTTCAACCAGTACAAGCTCCTTCTGGAAACTCGCGTCTCTGGTGCCCTTGTCGAGTGGTACTCTGCTATCGCTCTTGAAGAGCCCGTTGATTGAGTTTGATTTATAACTCGAACATAAATAATTTTAGGAGGTAACATACTATGGCTACTGAAAGAATCTTCGATCATGCTGATGACAAGAATGTCGCCGCGATTATCATCTATGGCAAGACTTCGTCCGACGGCAAGGCTTACACCGACAAGGGCTGCACTAAGCAGTTTACTACTAGCGAGCTGAAGAACGCGTTCATCAAGCGGGCTATTGTTTGCGTTGGCACGAACTACTTTATTCCGGTTTCCTATTCGGAGGCGAGCAAGGTCGGCTCTGTCAATTATGTGACCACTACCGGCAACAACTCCGACGTTAAGACGGTTCTGACTAATCTTGCTGCTGTTGCTGACAAGTAAGTAAAAATCTAGGTGAAAATTCAAAATGGCAAAATTTTACGGTAAAATCGGCTATGCTAATACAGTCGAAACTAAGCCTGGCGTTTACGAGGAGCAAATTGTAGAACGTTCTTACTACGGAGATTTGATCCGCAATACTCGTCGGCTTCAAAGTGCTGACCAAGTTAATGATGATATTAACATCAGCAACGAAATTAGTATTGTGGCTGACCCGTATGCCACGAATAATTTTCACACCATGCGCTACGCTGTTTTTATGGGTACGAAATGGAAGATCTCGAATGTCGAAGTTTCGTACCCTAGATTGATATTGACGTTGGGTGGTGTGTACAATGGGCAGTAGACTTGAACTACAAAACGAGCTTGAAAAATTACTCGGATCGAAAAATGTGTATTTTCAACCCCCAGCGTCGATATCGATGAAGTATCCAGCAATTCGGTACTCTTTGTCTGATGTCGAAAATTGGCATGCGGATGATATTCCATTTAAGCAGGCGAAAGCCTACGAAGTAATACTTATTGATCGAGATCCAGACAACGAATATGTCGATAAGTTGTCTAAGTTTAGATACTGCAGTTTTGATCGATATTATCCTGCCGATAATCTCAATCATTATGTATTTACTCTATATTACTAAAGGAGGATTTGCTCTATGAAACTTGTTTGGGACAAAACTGGTGAACATTATTATGAAACCGGTGTAAAGAACGGTGTCCTTTACCCCATGAGTGCAAGCGGCACCTATCCGAAGGGTGTTGCTTGGAACGGCCTTACGGCTATCACTGAGAGCCCCTCTGGTGCAGAGGCTACTGCTCTCTACGCTGATGATATCAAGTATCTTAACCTGATGTCTAATGAGGAGTTCGGCGCTACCGTTGAAGCTTATACTTACCCCGATGAATTCGCCGAGTGTGATGGCTCTGCATCGCTTACTGAAGGTGTCTACATTGGTCAGCAGGCTCGCAAGACTTTTGGCCTGTGCTATCGTACGACTCTTGGCAACGATTCTAAGGGTAACGACTATGGCTACAAGCTCCATATTATCTACGGTGCGATGGCTTCCCCGTCCGAGAAAGCGTATTCGACCATCAACGATAGTCCGGATGCGATCACGTTCTCTTGGGAGCTGAGCACCACCCCTGTCGCAGTTGCCAATTTCAAGCCGACTGCTTCTTTGACCATTGACTCTACAAAGGTCGATCCTCAGAAGCTCGCCTCGCTCGAAGAAATTCTTTACGGTAAGGATGGCACTGGTGAAGACCATTCTACCGGTGCAGTTGATCCCCGTCTGCCTCTTCCGGATGAGATTGCGAATCTCATGAAGGGATCGGTCTAATATTATTTAACGTTATGGGCCTCACTTAATCGTGGGGCCCTTTTCTAAATTTGAAAGGAGAAATTACTAATGCTTAAGGAAACTATTAAATACACGGATTACAATGGCGTTGAGAGAACTGAGGACTTCTGGTTCCATCTGTCTAAGGCAGAACTCATGGAATGGGAGATGGGCACGACCGGCGGCCTTACTGAGATGATCAAGCGAATTGTCGATGCTCAGGATGCACCGGCCATTATCAAGATCTTTAAGGAGCTTGTTCTCAAAGCTTATGGTCAGAAGAGCCCCGATGGCAAGCGCTTCATCAAGTCCGAGGAGCTCGCGACTGAGTTCTCCCAGACCGAGGCATACTCTCAGCTCTTTATGGATCTTGCGACGGACGCTGATAAGGCAGCCGCATTTGTTAATGGCATTATGCCTAGTGATGTGGCCGAGAAAGCAGCTGCGGCTCCCGCCACAATCTAACCAGCAAGGAGATTAAGAGATGCTCCAGATAACTGTTCCTGGAAGGGAACTCTTCGATGAAGAACATGGACAATTCCTTGTTGTCAGAGAGCAGACTTTGCAACTGGAGCATTCTCTCGTCTCTCTTTCAAAATGGGAATCAAAATGGTGTAAGTGTTTCTTTTCTAAAGAAGATAAGACACGAGATGAGACCATTGATTATATAAAGTGCATGACAATTACGAGGAATGTACCATCTGAAGTATATTTGTGTTTGACTCGAGAGAACATCGACGAGATTAACAAGTATATCGCTGCTCCGATGACTGCTACATATTTTTCAGATGAGAAAAATGCTGGTCCTAGTCGAGAGCAGATAACTTCTGAACTGATATATTACTGGATGATTGCACTCAACATTCCATTTGAATGCGAAAAGTGGCATTTGAATCGTTTGCTTACTTTAATCAAGGTGTGCAGTATTAAGAATGAGCCGCCTAAGAAGAGAAGCAGGCATGAAATTATGTCAAGAAATGCGGCTCTGAATGCTGCACGAAGGAAGAAATTAAACACGAAAGGGTGATAATTATGAGCAATAGCCCTCTTGTTAGCTATACTAGGATTAGCCCTTGCAAGAATCCTAGGAATCATAAAATTGACACAATTACTATTCACTGTGTAGTCGGCCAGGCTAGTGTTGAAGGCCTTGGTGCCACGTTTGCCAATTACAATAATCAGGCTTCTTCTAATTATGGCATCGGTGCAGATGGAAGAATCGGTATGTATGTCGAAGAGAAAGATCGTTCCTGGTGTTCTTCTAATAGCTCGAATGACCACAGGGCGATTACAATTGAATGCGCTTCGGATGCATATTATCCGTATGCTATTAATGATGCTGTCTATGGATCTCTTATCGATTTACTTGTCGATATTTGCATTCGAAATGGGATCAAGTCTCTTAAATGGCGAGCTGATAAAAGTCTTATTGGTTGCCCGGAAGAACAGAACATGACTGTTCATAGATGGTTCTGCAATAAGTCTTGCCCTGGCGATTACATTTACGATCGTCTTTATGACATTGCTGCGGAAGTTAACGAACGACTGGAGGATTATTATATGACTCAGGATACTTTTAATAAAATGTTTGATACTGCCATGGCCAGATATCGCGCTCAGCTTCAGGATAATGACGCATCTAACTGGAGCGAAGAAGCACGTAATTGGGCTGTCAAAAACGGCCTTATTTCTGGTGCTTCAGACACCGAGTTCAATGGAATGTGGGAAGACTACATGACGAGAGAGCAGCTCGTATCAGTTCTTTATCGGTTTGCTAAATTTATGGGCAAGTAATACATTTCGGAAGTAGGGATGAACATTGATAAGGTTCAGACAAAAGGGTGACTTTTCTAATTTAAATCGATTCTTCGAAAGAGCGAAGAATGTTATTAAAATTGGCGAACTTGACAAGTATGGTCGAGAAGGCGTGGCTGCTCTTGCGTCTGCAACCCCTGTTGATTCCGGGTTGACTGCCGATTCATGGTATTATGAAGTGAAGCATCAAAATGGAAAAGCTTCAATAAATTTTTATAACTCTAATATTAATGAAGGCGTGCCTATTGCCATTATATTGCAGTACGGACACGGAACTGGAAATGGTGGCTGGGTTGAGGGGCGAGATTACATCAATCCCGCAATTCAGCCGCTGTTCGATACGATAGCAAATAACGCATGGAAGGAGGTCACTGAATCATGAGCAAAAAAGTAGATGAAAGAGTCGTAGAGATGCGGTTCGAGAATGGGCAGTTTGAGAAAGGCGTGGCACAATCCACGGAAAGTCTTAATAAGCTCAAGAAGAGTTTGAATCTCGAAGGCGCTGCAAAAGGCCTTGAGAACGTGAACTCCGCTGCAAAAAATACATCTGGAATCGAAAGTTTAGCGGCTAGTCTTGAAAAGGTTGAGCACCGGTTCTCTACTATGGGGATCGTCGGCATGCGAGTAATTGAGAATCTTACCGACTCCGCTATGCGTTTTGCAAAGAAGACCGTTGGTTTTGTGACTAATGGCATCATCAATGGCGGTAAAAGAAGAGCTATGAATCTGGAGAATGCGAATTTCCAGCTTCAGGGTCTTCTTAAAAATGAAGAAGCCGTTGCTGCTGTTATGCAGAACGTCAGCGATGCTGTTGATGGAACTGCATATAGTTTGGACGCAGCAGCAAAAGTGGCTTCTCAGCTAGCAGCATCTGGTATGAAAGCCGGAGATGAGATGTTCTCAGCTCTTAGAGGTGTTGCTGGTGTTGCCGCAATGACAAACAGCTCTTATGAAGACATCGGCCGAATCTTTACTCAGGTCGCCGGCCAGGGTCGACTAATGGGAGATCAGCTTCTTCAGCTATCTGTCAGAGGCATGAACGCGGCTGCAACTTTGGCAAATTATTTGACCAAGATTAGCGACGGCACTGAATACACAGAAGCTCAAATTCGAGAACTCGTGTCGGAAGGTCAAATTTCGTTTGATATTTTTGCCGCTGCTATGGACGATGCTTTTGGCGAGCATGCAAAAGCTGCTAACAGCACATTCGAAGGCGCTCTGTCTAACATCAAGTCAGCACTTGGCAGAATCGGTGCAGACTTTATTAAACCGCTTATAGCCCAAAACGGCCCGTTTGTTAATCTCTTCAACGCCATTCGAAAGAAAGTTAATCAGATCCATGAAATAACTAAGCCGATCGCAGAGTGGACAACCAAGACCATTGGCAATATGGTTAATAAGTTAGCCGGGTTCTTAGAGAAGTTAGATATTAAGAACCCATTTGCGAAAGTTAATGGCGTCGATGTTGCTAAGACAACAAAGGCTTTTAATTCCGCTGCAGATGCGGTTGGTAATGCCGCACAGAGTTTGGAGCATTTTCAAGACATTGCAGTCAGGGTTATTCGTGGTGAGTTTGGAAATGGCGCCGAGCGAGTAAAAGCTTTGGCAAATGCCGGCGAGGACTATGCTAAAGTTCAGACGCTCGTTAATAAAGTTTGGCTTCGTAATGGTAAGAACTGGTCTGACTGCACCGTAAAAGCTGAGGAACTTGAAGAAGTTATTGGAAGTCTGTCAGATACCGAACTCAAAAGCTTAGGGTATACTGAAGAGCAGTCAGAATCCCTTAAAAACCTTGCTCAACAGGCTAAGGAAACAGGGGAGCCGATTAGCGAGCTGATCAATAATCTTCAGACTCCTACTAAGAAAGGCCTTTTTCTGGATGCTATTCAAAATGGTTTAAAGGGGCTTTCAAAGGTTCTTAAAACCGTTAAAACTGCATGGAATAGTGTCTTTTCGCCTAAGAATTTATCAGATGGTGTTTACAAAGCGGTAGAGAATTTGCACGCTCTTTCTGAAAAGTTTGTTATGACCGATGAAACGGCGGATAAACTTCAAAGAACGTTTAGTGGTCTTTTCTCGGCATTAAGTGTTGTTAAGAATTTTGTTGGCGGAACCGTGGCGGTTGTTCTTAGAGTTGTGTCAAAACTGTTGTCTTCGTTGCATATCGGTATTCTCGATGTGACCGCGGCTGTTGGCGATGCAATTACAAAATTTAAAGAGTGGCTTAACTCCAATAACATATTTGTTAGAACATTTGGCGCAATTGCTGCTAATGCTCAGAAGGCTGCTTTGGCAATTCGAGATTGGGTCAAAGCCTTTACGGAATTGCCGGTTGTGCAGAAAACTGTGACATCGGTAAAGACTGCCATAGTTAATGCATTCAATGCAACTAAAGAAGTATTTTCTGATGGTAAAAAGCGGATCGAAGATTTCATCGATAATTGGAAAGATCTTGATAAAATTACCCTTGACAATCTCAAGGCTATGCTTATCGATTTTAAGAAGAATGTTTTAGACGAGTTCTTTAAAGTTAATTTTAACTTCAGCTTCAAAGGTATAACCAATAAAGTTAAAGGCTTAAAGACGTCAATGAAGACCGAACTTAAGTCTGCGACAAATATTCTTGATGGATTCAAGACGTCGCTCTTCAACCTAGCTGAAGAAGCTCGGTCTAAAATCCATATGGGCGACATTTTTGGTTACGGAATGGCCGCCTTGATGGTTAAATCCGTGATGGGCATTGGAAAGTCTCTTGAAATGCTGGAAGGTCCTCTTGCCGGTGTCACTAGCGTAGTTAAAGGGCTTGCTGGAATTGAGAAGTCTATTTCTAAATACATAGATGCTAAGACATTCATAGATAAAGCAAAAGCCATTAATGTTTTGTCTTCCGCGGTTGTTAAGCTTGCAATTGCTGTCGCACTTCTTGTCGCGAGCATGTATGTTATCAACGACATAAATCAAAATGGAGAGCTTTCGATGCCCCTTCTCACGCTTATCGGATTAATGGGGATGCTTGCGCTCCTTGCATATGCAGTTAGCAAAGTTAATTTTTCCAGTATAGCCAAGATTTCTAGTATAATGTTTTCTATCGGAGGAGCTATTGTTTTATTAGCCCTTGCACTTAAGACAATGGACGGGCTGAGTTCTGATAACACAACATACAAAAACGCTGTAGTGCTAATTGCGCTAATTGGAGTTCTCGGCGTTGTTGCTGTAGCACTTGGGGAACGAGTGCCTCAGCTTTCAAAAGGCAGTATAGCTATTATTGCTTTTGCAGCAGGTGTTTATATACTTGCCAAAGCACTTAAAAGCATTGGAAAAATTGATAAAGATGGTCTGAATCGATCTTTTGCAACTCTTGTTGGCCTGATTTTAGCACTTAGTATAGCAGCACAGGGTCTTAAGGGCCTTTCATTTTCTGGTGGAGTTGGCCTTATTGCTATGGTCATTGCTTTAAAAGTACTAATGAGTGCTCTCGATAATTTGTGCGATTTTGATGGAAACAGGATAGCGGAAAATCTTCTTACTATTATCGGTATACTAGGTATCTTAGCCGCATTAATGGCAATTACAAACCTTGCTGGAACAAACGCCGCTACTGGTGGAATTGGAATGCTGGCTTTGGCCACAGCAATGTACACTATGGTTAAAGTTGTTAAAGCAATGGCTGAAATATCTCCGGATGATCTAAAGCGGATAACGCCGATTCTTATCTCTCTTCTTGGCATTTTTGGGGTGCTGATTGCTGTTTCGAATCTTGCAGGACAATTTGCCCATCGAGCTGGAATGATGCTGTTGATGGCCGCCGGTTCCTTGCTAATTCTTACCGGTGTTATTGTCGTTCTTAAGAACATGAGCCCTGATGGTCTTTGGCGGGCGGTTGGTGTTATCGCAGTTCTTGAGGCTATGTTCGCCGGGTTGATTGCGGTCACACATCTTGCCAAGAATTGTAAGTCGACACTAGTTCTCTTAACAGTGACAATCGCGATGATGACTGTCGCACTGATGACGTTGGCGCATCTTGATCCTGCATCTCTTGATGCCGCAAAGAGTGCACTTGCGTCAATTATTGCAACGTTCGCATTACTTGTTGCTGCTACTGGGATGTTTAAGGGTGAAGATCTTGCGAAAAAGTTTGGTGGATTAATGAGTCTTGTTTTTGTGACTGGGATTCTCGCTACCATTATTGTTGGCATGGCTAAACTTTCTCCGGATCATGCATTACCGTGTGCACAGGCTCTTGCCACGTTGCTTACTGCATTAGCGACTTCTTTATTTATTCTCAGCATCGCTGGGAAAGATGCAGATGAAGCAATGAAAGCTGCGTACAAGATGGCCGGCGTGGTGTTGATTCTTGGAGCAATTCTTACCGGAATGTCTGCGCTTAATGTCTCAAATGCTGTTGAGAATGCTAAGGGGCTATCGCTTTTACTGCTCTCGCTCTCTACGAGTATGGTTGTACTTTTTACTTTCGGAGGCGATGTCGGTAAAAAAGCAATTATTTCCGCGTATTTAATGTCTGGTGTTCTCGCGATTCTTGGCCTTGTTTTGGCTGAAATGACAGCACTTAATGTCTCCAATGCCATGGAGAACGCCAAAGCATTATCGTTGCTAATTGTGTCATTATCGGAAGCTTGCGTACTTCTTGGAGTTGTTGGAATATTTGGTAAGGAAGCAATCACCGGCGTCGGTGTGCTCGCTGCACTCATTGTCGCCATTGGCGGAATTATGTATGGCATAGGGGCTCTTGCTCAGCACCAGTCTAGTATGGACGAGTTCCTTGATCACGGCATTGTTACTCTTGGCAAGATCGGCGAAGGACTTGGTAATTTAATTGGAAGTTTCGTTAAAATGTTTGCCGAGACTGCTGCTTCGGCTTTACCGTCGATTGGCACCAGTTTGTCGATGTTCATGGTTAATCTTATGCCATTCGTGACGGCAGGTAAGATGATCGGAAGTGATACCTCTCTTCTTGATGGCATTGTGGCAATCACCAAGGCGGTTCTTCTTCTCACTGCTGCCGACTTCTTAAGCGGAATTGCTAGTCTTATTGGGTTAGGCACCTCGTTTACCGGGCTCTCTGAGAAATTCACAGCTATCGGCGAAGCTATGGTGGCGTTCAGCAATGCTACAACTAGTGTAAACTCCGAACAAGTTACAGCGTCTGCAGAGGCTGCTGCATCTTTAGCTGAAGTTTTTAAATCGCTTCCTAAAGAAGGCGGGTGGTTCCAAACCGTATTCGGCGAGCAGGATCTCTCTGGCTTTAGCACTAATTTGGAGAAATTTGGCAATGCTCTTAGTGGTTACGGAAACTCCGTTGCAAATTTAAACACCACTGCTATCGAGGATTCTGTTCCGTCAGTAAATAGTCTTGTTGATATTCTTAAATCCCTTCCCAATAGTGGAGGAACACTTCAGAAGTTTTTAGGTAATAAGGATATGGAGTCTTTCTCTACTGATCTTAGCGGCTTTGGAGATGCCCTTGTTAAGTATGGAAATTCCGTTGCAAACCTTAAAGTCAAAGCAATTGAAGACTCCGTTCCGGCCGCAGAGGGTCTTGCAGAATTTATGAACGCCCTTCCGAGTAGCGATGGAACATGGCAGAAGATCTTCGGAAAAAAGAATGCTAGCAATTTTGGCGGTCAGCTAGAAGCTTTTGGCACTAGTATGAAGAATCTTTCTGATACACTCAGCGGAGTTGAATTCTCATATTATGATTCGGCGGCCACAGCATTAAACACCATAACTGAGGCAGTTACGAATTTCGATGTTGGCAGTCTTAATTCTATAGTAACTTCTATTGGAAGTCTCGGGGCTAAGGCGTCGACTGCATTCACCACTAATGTCGAGCAGTCGACAATCAAAAACGCATTCGATGCACCGCTTAATAAGGCCGAGTCTTCCGCTAGAGGCTATATGTCGAAATTTTATAGCGCCGGTAGATATCTTGTTACCGGATTTGCAAATGGCATACGAGACAACATTTATCTGGCTCAACTAGCCGCGATAAAGATGGCTGATGATACGGAAAGGGCCGCAAGATCTGAGCTTCATATCAATTCTCCTTCTAAAGTCTTTAGAAAAATTGGTGCTGGTGTCCCTGAAGGTTTCGCTCAGGGTATAGAGCGCTTTAGCTATCTTGGAACCAGGGCGGTCGAAGGCATGAGCAATGATGCCATTGACTCTGCAAGCAAAGTACTGTCAAACATTAATGCCGTTTTGACTGACGATGTCAACACTCAACCCACAATTAGGCCAGTTGTCGATCTCAGCAATGTTGAGAGCAGTTCTGACGCGATCAGCAATATGCTTGCTATTGATCCGACAGTCGGTGCATTCTCAAATGTTCGCTCGATCAGCGCAATGATGAATCGTAATCAAAATGGAGCTAACGATGATGTTGTTTCGGCCATTAAGGACCTTGGTAAGACCATCGGCAAAGCATCTGGTGATACTTACCAGATTAATGGCATAACTTATGACAGTGGATCTGAAGTTTCTGAAGCAATTCAGACACTTATTCGTGCATCTATCATAGAAGGGAGGAGATAAGTATGGCTTATATTGTCACAATCGATAGAATTCAGGCAGAAAGTGGCGGAACACGAAACCTTTTTGCAACATGGTCCAATGATGCTTTTGACCACTTAGACCATTACAAAGTCAGATGGTGGTATTCGACTGGCGATGATAATGGTTTTGTTGGACATGAAGAAGAAACTTCGTGGAAGTATTCGAGATGGACAGCACCAGATAACGCCACAAAAGTAACAGTTGCGGTCGTACCTATTTCCGCTACTTATACGGCGAATGATACGGAGGTTAGCTACTGGCAGGGTGAGTGGGCTTCGAAGAGTATTTATTTTGGGGCTGACATCCCGCCAGAAGCTCCTCCAACTCCGTCGGTTACGGTTAAGGATTATAAGTTAACAGCTAGTCTTGACAACCTTAAGCCAATAGAGCATGAAGGTAAAACAAACTGGATATATTTCGAAGTCGTTCGAAATGATCAATATGTTGTTGTTTCTGAAGGACAGGCCAGGATTATAACCGGCCATGCTCAATTTTCTTGTGACATTGGCGCTGGCGGCGAATATAAAGTAAGAGCAAAGGCTGTTCGAACGCATAAATCCCAAAAAGTAGTCAAATCATATACAATGAAGCCATCTGGCATTGTCCAATCTGGTACTCCGCTTGGTGCCGCAAGTAATGTTTTACAGAACATGACATTCACTACTGTGGAAACCGATGTTCCTGATGATAATGGTGTCAGCGAATGGTCAGATTATTCTTCAAACGTTCACACAAAACCGGAATCTTCGGATGGTTTGCTTATCACAACATGCCGGGCTCAAACGAAGACATCCGTATATTTGGCCTGGTCCAAGGTCACTGGTGCAACGACATATGATATTGAATACTCAACTAAGAAAGAGCACCTAGGAGCTTCTGATGACTCGTCCACTGTAAGCGGCATCGAGTATACGCACTACGAAAAGACCGGGCTAAATCCCGGATCAGAGTACTTTTTCCGCTTACGGGCTACGAATGATGTTGGAAGCTCTGATTGGTCTCCTATCGTTTCGGTCATTCTCGGTAAAACCCCAGCAGCGCCAACTACATGGTCGTCCTCAACCACATGTATGGTAGGCGATAATTTGATCCTTAGCTGGCTCCACAATGCAGAAGACGGATCAACCCAAACATCTGCACAAATCGAGATTTATGTCAATGGTGTAAAAGAAACGCATACCATTAACAGTGCTACAGAGGAAGATGATAAGAAGACGATGTCTTATACTGTAAACACGTCTTCTTATTCCGAAGGAAGTAAAATACAGTGGCGAGTCCGTACAGCTGGCATCACAGGAGACTATAGCGATTGGTCTATTCAGAGAACTGTTGATGTCTATGCTGTTCCATCACTGAATCTTGCAGTTACCGACTCGACTGGAAGTACGGTTCAGACTCTTACCTCATTTCCTATCAATATTTCAGCTACGGCTGGTCCGTCTACCCAATTACCTGTTGGATATTACTTAACAGTTGTTGCAAACCAGGCATATACGGCGACGGACTCGATCGGAAACCATAAGAACATTGGGTCTGGAGATGAGGTATATTCCAAGTACTTCGACACATCGGCTAATCTTCTGTCAATTGAGTTATCGGCAGGAGATATATCCCTTCAAAATGGAATATCTTATACGATAGTTTGCACTGTCTCGATGAATTCTGGTCTCAATGCATCAAGCACGTTGTCCTTTACGGTAGACTGGACCGCAACATCTTATACCCCGAATGCTGAGCTTGGCATTGACTACAATTCGGTGTCTGCGATTATTCGCCCGTATTGCAAGAATGGATCTGGCGAGCTTGTTCAGAATGTTACTCTGGCCGTCTATAGAAGAGAGATTGATGGCTCATTTACTGAGATCATGTCAAATCTTAATAATGCCGACGGTACGTTTATAACCGATCCGCACCCGGCACTTAATTACGCGCGGTATCGAGTAGTAGCGACTGATGCTGCAACCGGTGTTATCTCATATTCCGACTTGCCGCTGTTCCCAGTCAATGAAAAAGCATGCATTATTCAGTGGGATGAGGAATGGCGATCTTTTGATTCTGCGAACTCTGATCGCCATGTCGAACCCGTTTGGTCTGGGTCGTTCCTACGTCTCCCTTATAACATTGATGTGAGTAACTCCTATTCTGTTGATAGCTCGCTTGTCGAATATATCGGCCGTAAGCACCCAATTAGCTACTATGGAACTCAGCTCGGAGAAGGTGAGACCTGGAATGTTGTTATTCCAAAGTCCGACATCGAAACACTGTACGCGCTTCGTAGATTAGCAGTATGGACCGGAGATGCTTATGTACGTGAGCCATCCGGAAGTGGCTACTGGGCAAATGTTGGGGTTGCATTTAGTCAGAAGCACCGTGACATGACAATCCCAGTTACACTTACAATTAAGAGAGTCTCAGGAGGTATTTGATATGCCCGATTGGACTGCATCAATGCAGCAAACATTTGAGTACTATATTGTCGATCCTAAAAGCTGGAGAGATATAAAACGGCTCGAAAATGTCAAATCCTGTACTATCAGTAGGGATTCCGACGCAGATACACTTGGTTCCGCCACTTTTGAATTGTCAGAAGCCATAGGTGAATGCTATGTCCGAGTCTATCTAATAACAATTCAAAATGGAATTCAAGAACGTTTTCCTCTAGGGACGTATTTGCTTCAGACGCCTGAGTCTTCTTTTGATGGTAAACGAAACAGTATATCGGTTGACGCTTACACTCCATTGCTGGAACTCAAAGAAAGCATGCCGCCCATTGGATACTATATTCCAAAGGGGCAATATGCAATGAAGTATGCTTATACTTTGACTCGTGAGCATGTCAGAGCTCCGGTAGTCGAAGTTGAGCCTTCGGCAAAATTGTTCTACGATTTTGTAGCGGATACGTCAGATACATGGCTTACATTTTTAACTGATCTGGCCTCATATGCTAAGCATAAATTCGATCTTGATGAAATGGGGCGTGTACTATTTGCGCCCCATCAAGATACTGCTTCGCTTCAACCTATATGGGAGTATAATGATGGGAATAGCTCGATTCTGTATCCTGATCTTACATATAAGCACGACATGTACGGTGTTCCGAATGCAATCGAGGTTATGTATTCTGACGGTAATGACCATTTTTACACTAAAATTGTAAATGATGATCCAAACAGCCCAATTTCCACCGTAAACCGAGGGAGAGAGATCATGGAGAGAGAAAGCAATCCAAGTTTGATTGGCGATCCTACAGATGATAAAATTAAAGCGTATGCAGAACAAAAGCTGCGAGACCTTTCGAGTCTTGAGTACACTATATCATATACTCATGGCTATTGTCCGGTTCGAATTGGCGACTGTGTGCGCTTTAATTATTCTCGACCCGGTCTTAATGGGATCAAAGCTAAGGTTATAAGCCAAACGATCAAATGCCAGCCAGGTGTTCCGGTTAGCGAGAAAGCAGTATTCACTACTAAATTATGGGAGGGGTGACAATTCATGCCTTTATCTAGTGAGTTAGTATCTCAGTTTGCAAAACTTGCAAGCAATAAGCCAAAAGAAGAAAAAGAATCTACTGCCTATGGTACAACTGTTATTCAAAATGGGAATAAATACGTCAAACTGGATGGTTCTGAATTACTTACCCCGGCATCATTTACAACTAATATTGCCGATGGCGAGCGTGTTACGGTCCTTATAAAGAACCATATGGCAATCGTCACCGGCAATATTACGTCTCCTGCTGCTAGAACAAGTGAAGTAGAAGAAGTTGGAAATGAAGTAGAAAAAGTTGGGAATGAAGTGAAAGCCCTTAATGTAACTAAGGCAAATATTGAAGATCTTGAGGCAACAAATGCCAGTATTGAAAATCTTAATGCAACTAAGGCCAATGTAACAGATCTTAACGCAGTTAATGCCAGTATTGAAAATCTTAATACAACTAAGGCAAATGTAACAGATCTTAACGCAGTTAATGCCAGTATTGAAAATCTTAATACAACTAAGGCAAATGTAACAGATCTTAACGCAGTTAATGCCAGTATTGAAAATCTTAATACAACTAAGGCAAATGTAACAGATCTTAACGCAGTTAAT